GCGTTGTTTCTAAAGAAGCTTCGATGCCAGGTTGATCCTGAGCTGAAGGTGCTGCCGCTGGAGGAATAAATCCTAACATCTGTTTTTACCTCTTAGACGCTTCCATAAACTGTTCCTGTCCATGTTCCCTGAGTAAAAGTTCCACTTATAGCAGCACCACCGGCGCCACCGGTACCGCCACCGCCGTTTCCTCCAGCTGCGCCCCAGCCTCCGCCAGATCCTGCTGCTGTAGTAGAACTACGAGAATCTGATCCGCCGGTAGTGCCTGGATTTCCCGCAGAACCGCCCGCTGCGCCAGAAATACTATTACTTGAGCCAGATCCAGCATTGCTTAAAAAACCACCAGTACCTCCAGTGCCTGGCAAAATACGTCCGCCAGCGCCCCCGCCACCATTAAAGCTCGTGCCTTCATCCCAGAATGTTACTCCAGAACCACCACCTGCGCCACCGCCGTGACCGCCTTCCGTACCTCTAGCGCCGTTAGGACCATCTGTTCCTACATTTCCAACTGATCCACCAGCATTACCAGAAGGTCCTCCAGATCCGCCGCCTGCACCACCACCGCCGCCTGCTCTCCATCCATAGGCTGCACTAGAGCTTGCTCCGCCACCACCGCCGCCTGCGATGAAGGCACCGGCTAAATTATTAATAGTAACAGAATCAGACGTAGTTATGATAATAGCATCGCCGCCATTACCGCCATTACCGGCACCACCGCCGGCACCACCTTTACCTATAATATAGCCTTCATTATTAATAGTAACACCGTTTGGGAAGGATCCAGCAATAGTCAATCCTGCGCCATTAATATCATTAGACCAAACATAAACTCCAGAAGATATATTTAAGGTTACGGCAGAAGTTCCATCCCAGCCTTGCGCAGTAGCATAAGTTGCAAGATCCATCTCTTGAGTGTTTGTAGAAACAGTGAAGCCAGCAGATGCACCATAAAACTGGTTGAAACTAGATGCAGAACCAGAAGCTTTACCTATAAGGTCTCTAATATCTTGGTCATTAAGAGTACACAGAGTTCCACTGGTACCTCCAGCTTCTATGTGCAGGTCATTGATAGAAATTGCACCTGATGCTTGTAGAGCCATTAGACTGTTCCATAACCGGTCACGTTACCTGTCACTGTTAGATTACCGTTGGAATCTATTTTCATTTTATTAGAACCGCTGTGAGAGAATATAAGCTCACCAGACACAGACGTTATAGTCCAGTCACCCATGCTAACCTGCATTTCTCCAGTTGACGAGATAATTTGATACCCGCTTACGTTCGTATTAATTTGGAGTGTATCAGTGCCGTTTGTTACTGTAACGGCGCCGGCAGATCCTGTAGTAGTTTTAAGTTCAATACCAGTAGATTTTGTAGCAAATCTTTGCGTTCCGTAATGGAAAAGCTGAGCCTCACCACTAGATCCATCAGCTTTGAAATATTCTGAGCCACCATATGAATTATCAGATCGAGATCCTAAGATTCTTACATCATGAGAAGCTCCAACTCCTGCTGCCCATAATACAAGATCTCCGTGCCAACTTCTAATATAGCCACTGCTATTTAAATGTTGAATCTCTAAATCGGGACATTGAGTGTTTGTTCCAAGAATATTAACAAGGCCGCCAGCTCCCATATTAATAGAAGATGTATCACTGAAAGTAGCATCTACGTTACCGCCAAAATTTAAATAACCATTAACAACATCTGTTCTATCAGATTGAGTTAATAATCTCCAGCTACCCGCATGGCTAATTATAGCTTGACCCGTAGAGCTTGCTTTAATTATTTCTTGACTAGATGCATTTTGAATAAACAAATCTTGCGCTTGAATATACAATGATTCATTTAGCGATCTAATAACGTTGTTTCCGCCGTAGTTTGACTCATGCGCGATTTCCATGTCGCTACCAGCGCCAAAATAGATATAATCATAGTCTCCCATGCGGATATGCTTGTTATTTGAATCTAAATCACCACCAAGTTGTGGTGTCGTATCTTCTACAACATTAGAAATGGCGCTCAGGTTTGTTAAACCGCTACCATCACCGCTAAATGCTGTTGCGGTAGCTGTACCTGTTATTGTGACACCACTTGCGTTTGTTGCTAACTTTACTCCACCATCGGCACCACCGTTTGTGCTATAATCACCCCAATGCATTTCAGCAGCACCAGTTGATCCGTCTGCTACAAAGTAGTTAGCAATGCCTCCAGATCCATTATCAGTTTGGATCTTAACATCGTAGTCATTAGCACTGTTACGAATTGTAAGATCCCAATTTATATTTTCTATATAAGTGTTACCAAAGTGATAGATTTTAAGATCATTTGAAGCACCAAAAGTTAACATATTAGTGGTACTTCCATTGCTGTCACCAAAATTGATTTGATTACCGTTTGTATCAAGAGCACCACCAAGCTGTGGAGTAGTATCTTGTACAAGACTTGTAAATGATTCAGACGTTAGATATCCAGCAGCCGAATGGTCTCCCCAGCCATATGCCGTGTTCCAGTTTGCGCTATTGTCCGTAACAATAGAGTAGGAACCTGCAGTTGAGCCTCGTTTCATAAGACCTTGCGATGTAAAATCACCATCAACAACTACATCAGCGTGTGAAGTTTGGGATGTAAGATAACGACCATCTAAATCCACAGTTAAAGCTGTTAAGCCAGATCTATTAACAGTTAATATTCCGTTTGTAGTATTAAATGATAGACTTGACGCATAGTTGTTTGTATCAGTATAACTTGTAAGATAACCTTGTGTCGAATGGTCTCCCCAGCTATATGCAGTATTCCAGTTAGCACTATTATCTGTAACAATAGAGTAGGAACCAGCCGAAGCTCCTCTTTTCATAAGTCCTTGAGAACCAAAGTCGCCGTCAACAACTACGTCGGCATGAGATGTTTGGCTTGTTAAGTAACCAACCTGTGCATGATCGCCCCAGCCATGTGCTGTGTCTGCCTTAGTGCCTTGGGCAGCCGTTGCATAATCTGTAGATGCGGTAGTTGCAGCAGTTCCTAAACCTAAGTTAGTTCTTGCTGTCGCAGCATTAGTTAGATCTGATAGGTTTGAAGCTTTAGCAAGTTTTGTGCCAATATTAGTTGCAGTCGTAGTTGCAAAGTTTGCATCGTCACCTAAAGCAGCAGCCAACTCATTAAGAGTATTAAGCGCTGCTGGTGCTGAATCTACCACACCCGCTACTGCTGTATCTACATATGAGGTTGTTGCGTATCCTTCAACACCATGATCTCCCCAACTATAGGCTGTATCCCAGTTTGACGAGTTTGTAACTGCAGTATTTAGAGCAGTCGTTGTAGCATATCCTTGTGAAGCATGATTACCCCAGCTGTATGCAGTATCCCAGTTGGCTGAGTTTGCGGTCTTAGTGTTTACATAGGTGATTGTAGAATAACCTTCGACACCGTGGTCGCCCCAGCTGTATGCAGTATCCCAGTTAGATGAGTTTGTAACTGCAGTATTAAGAGCTGCTTGTGTTGCGTAGGTTTGGAGGTCTGTAATCTGACTCTCAGTAATTCTAAGATCAGTTTGGTGCTGTGTAACACTCGTATTAGATACGTAAGCATCAGGAACTATGTCCCATGTTACTACAGATGAAAGATCGTTTGTTTCTGGAGGATAGTTAATGTCACTTAACAGAGCAAACGTTCCAGAACCAGCTGGAATAGTATGAGAGTTAAGTGTACCTGTAAGAGTAATACCACCACTTACTGTAGCAATTACCTCAGATCCATCATACATAATTTTAGCAGAACCTGAAGCACCTTCAGCTTTAAAGTAAGTTGCTAATCCATTGTCTGCTGAATTTCTAGCTCTAATATTGACATCGCCATGCGTACCTGCAGAAAAACTGCCAGTCTGGTTGAGATTCATATCTCCATTATTGGTAAGGATTCCAAAACCAGAACCAGTTGTAAACATATGAGCGTCAGGTATTGATGTATTAGCACCAAATTGCAAACGGTTATTTTCATCTATGGTCATCCACCCAGTGGATCCATCGATTTTAACCCAGCTAGTATTTGTTGCTGTCCAAGTTTGCTCACCTGTCCATGCAATATCATCTTCAGGCTGCAAAATATTACCTGCTAAAATTGTAGCAAATACTTGTGCATTACCTGTAAGATTAAGAGCAGTACCACCGTCAGAGCTTTCTGTTACGGTGCGCGTAAGTGTGATGGAACCCACGTCTGAATAGACGCCGGAACCAATTTCCCAATCGTTGCCATCCTCAATTACGTAACTAATAGTGTCGCCGTTCGTAACACCTGCGGCAGCGAAACTTTGATACGAACCGGCAGCTCCGTCTAATGTAAGAGTACCTGTGCCGGTGGTAGAGGTGGTCTCCTTTGCTCGGTTGACCAACTTTACCATTTTGTATTATGCTCCGCCGGCTGTAATCGTAAACGCTGTAATTTGGATCTGCTGACCGATTGCAATATTTGTGTTGTCAAGCTCCATGTCACCGCCACCTGAAGTAGCTGTGATAGTTCCCTGCATATGACACGTAGTCCCTGTGCTGTCAAAAACTCTGAAGTGACCTGCAACACCACTTGCATCTGCAGAAAGGTCCTGCCACGTGCCTGAGAGTTGCACCACGCCACCCGCTGGAGCCTGCATAAAGTCAGAAGGTAGAGTCATTGAAGCTAGAACTGTACCTGTGTTTGCTGTAGCACAGTCTGTAGGTGGGTTGTCCGTTGAGATAGTTAGAATGGGTGATGTTCCCACAGTAGTCTCAATAGCGGCCAATGTAGCGTTTCTTACCGCAGTAGATAATTGAAAAGCCATTCGCTTTCTCCTTGTTTTTTTGGGATTAAAGACATTTCATTCTTATTTATAAAGAAACGTGATTATCTTCTTTCAATATCTTCTTCAGACAAAGTATCTCCCATCCAAACTTCAATCACCTTACAAGCATTTTCACCTACATTAGTAGCTTTGTGCCACGATTTCTTGGGAATGTCGATGCTTTCGCCGGTTGAGTAAACTTTTGAAGTCTTATATCCACTCTGAAACTCAAGGTTCATTTCAAGTTTGCCATCAACAATATGCCAATGCTCAGATCTTGCAAAATGCCTTTGATCGCTTAATGATTTACCAGGATCAATAGTAAGTTCTTTTACTTTCCAATGCCCATTAGAATCAAGGTTTCGGTATTTACCCCAAAGACGTTGCGTTTCAGGTTTGTCCCAGTTAGATAGAATCCATGATGAGCTATTCTTTTTATCTTCGCCACCTACGCCAAAAACAAATTCTACATCATCAAATACCATCTCAGGAATATTGTCTTTAGTACGATCTCCGCCATTTGCAAACACGATTTCAGAATTACGTGGAAACATATCTTTTACATGTTGAATTGCAGCAATAGCGCTGTTATCGTCGTCATTAAAACCGAAAGCATTACCAACACATTTGATGTTTTCTACAATTGCCTTGCGTTCTTCAAATGGCATAAATGGCCGGCCTTTTTTACGAACCAACCATTCATCACTATTAAGACCTACACAAAGAATATCACCTAGTTCCTTAGCAGCTTTAAAGTAAGCGATATGTCCTGAATGAAGTGGATCAAATCCACCGGTAACTACAACTACTCTCATACTCTATATTCCTTCATCATATATCTCCAAGCAAAGTTTGTATCTTCTGGAGCTTTCATTCTCTCATTCATTGGTGTAAGGAATCCTGGATGAATCCACCAATCTTCATAGTTATCTGTCTCGTTAATTGCAACATCAGGTACAAATAGAACATAACCGATCTTGCTCAATATTTCACGAGACTTAGCTCTCATCTCGTCTCCCCACCAACATGCATTGTGCTGAACTTGAATTACTGTAAACTCATACTTATCAAAAGGTGTATTTTGAAGAGCAGTAATAGATGCAGAGTCTGCATTATATCTAATAAAGTCAACAAAGTTTTCTACGCAATTTGATTTAAACAACATGTTGTAATCAATTTTATCTGCTTCTGCTTGTATGATAGTAGTATTTCTCGATCTCGAAAATTGAGAACAGAATCTTTCTGAGTTGTCAACTGACAATCCTTTCCAACCAAAATCTTTTTCAAGAAGCAGAGTATTATTGTAAAGCTCAGGATGTCCTGAACCTATTTCTATAAATGTACCATGTTTCTTACCATTTGTAAAGGCCAAAACGAACATATCTTGGAAGTGTCTTGAATAATTCTTTTCAATTGATTCTTGGCCATCAAACTTCCATCTCCATTTCTCGTATAATTCTGGAGTGTATGTCAATGTACTTGGATAGCCAATATTGTTAAGAACACCAGTTACTTCATTATCTGTAACAGAGTCAAGCTTATTCTTATATTTTAGATCGAACAATAGATTCTTAGAATCATCTCTACCGTTTGTTTTCCATTCAGACATTGCATTTACATATTTCAATCCAAGCACACCTGGATAGTCAAGATCAGGGTCTACAATAGGATCGTGGTCGCAATTCAATCCCATCTTAGAATATACTAAAGCTTCTCTCCAATCACTTCTATCCATCTGCCATTTAGAATACAGGTAATATGCTTCAGGTCTTTCAGGCAAAGTTTGAATAGCCATCTTATACAAGCCACCTGTTGTATGATCTCGGTTACCAGCTCTATCAAAGATTGCAGCACCACGAAGAATAGATTTATATTGAAGCCATTTAGATTCAAAAGTGTCACCTTTTGACATATCTGCTGCTCGTAGATACCAACCAAAAGCTGCAGCGCCTTGTTTAAGCTTATCATATTCAAAAGCAAGTTTGTAGATCTTCTCAGGATTATCATAATCCATTACAACATCATTTAACAAATGTAGGTTTTCAAATTTCATATTAACCTCTCAAGAAATTCTCAAATGCTTTAAGCGGCATTCTCAATATATAAGTTGCATTATCCTGCCAACCAAATGAAATCAAAATATCTTGATCTAAAATAGCAGCACCGGTTACAAACTCAATATTGTAATCGGTATTCTTTACATGATCGTAATATGTTCCTAGAAAGTGGAAACTTCTCGACACATGAACAATGTTCCAATCATTATCCCATATTACAACTCTGTGGTTATAACAACCATCTTTTCTTTGAAAAGGATCTCGTAGTAGATTTGTTTCATGAACAATCGCCATTCTTTGCTGGTCATTGATACGAATTACTTGGGAACCACCTCTAAAATCAAATTGACTGTACTCTTTATATTTGTCCGGATCATTAACAACATCTACGCATGTTCTTTCTTCAATATCGTATTTTACAAGCTGGGTGGGATTGGTCCATTTTACAAAATGGAATGGCATATCATTTACCGGCATCCAGTTCTTTTCGCAATAACTTTCATCACCATTTGGTGCAGGAATAGGATTACGAGACACTTCTTTCCATTCACCGTCAATAAACTCGATCTCTTGCATTTCCATGCGGCCTTTGCCTTTATCATCGTAACAGTCGCGACGAACACCGCATAGGAATAGACGATCGTCCCACTCAAATAGTCGGCAATCTTCTAGTCCAATAAAGTTCCACGTAGGTTTAGTATCGAAGGCAGATGTATTCACACGCTGAGCATTGAGCAGATCTAAATCATTATTAAGCTCGCACATAACATTGTATGTTGTAAGACTCACATCATTTTCTGGATGTACATACACCAAAGGACCCCACTGGTGGGGATACTTTTTACCTTCTGAATGATAGAGAATATAGTTGACGTGACGTATGTTTAAAAGAATCTTTCCCTTATGAAGGAAAATAGATGGATTCATTAAACCGGTTTCGCCGTGAGATCCTAAAACTTCCGTTGGCAGGATAACCGGTTTAATTGTTCCGCCTCTTTTAAGGGCATAGGTGGCTAGGCCTCCTGTGTACAGATCATGCATCTTAACTCCATAATATAAAATTCACTTAGTTCCAAGCAGGTTTAAAAGAACTCCTTGTTGCTCTATTAGTATTTATCTTATCCTGCAAAGTCTTATTCATGATTGCGACATCACCGTCTGTCATGTTAGATTCAATCCATGAAACAACATGAGATTTTTGTACTGCAGATAGTGCAATAAAATCTTCAGCCAAAGTGCTTGAAGCTGAAACATGGGTAACACCTTTGTAACTTGCTTCTGTACCGTCATCGTCAACAGCTCTGCGTTTCCAGTCAATTCTTACAATAGAATCTGAAAGGCTGGAACCATCAGAGCTCGTTTCCTCTTGCGTGGTGAGCTTGAGTATTTCCCAAGAATAGTTCATTATTCACCTATTCTGCTGGTGCGTCTGGATCTGCGTCAGATTGCGCTGGTGCTTCTTCTGCTACTACCCAAGGAGGGTTACGATCTTCTTCTAAGCCATCGTCAATTTGTTTTTGAATTTGTTCATCAATGTGAGCTTTATAGGCTGCATCTGCATCAATTACTGCATTGATCCAACCTACTACAGTAGCTTCTTCAAGATCTTCAAAAGCCACGAAAGAACCAGCAGGCACGTTTTCTGCTGTAAAAGGAGTTGCGCCTGAAAAGGTACCTTCGTTGCCGTCTGCATCCGTTCCTGTGCGTTTCCAATATGTTTGAACAACAGCGTTGCTTAGAGTAACGCCTTCGCTGTTTACCTGATCTCTAACCTTCAGGTTAGTAACAGTTGTGCTGTATGAGAAAGCCATTATTTCATCTCCATTTTGGTTAAGTTGACAACCTTATTTATTTGATTGCTTTATTTATGGTACTCTGTCTTATTTATATGTTTTAACCTCTATACAAATAAAGATCTACGGGAACACATATTCGTAATGACGAATAATACGGGTTAACATGATGATATGTAAAACTTGGAAATATCATAAAATCTCCAGTTTCTGGTTGGTGGTGATGTCTTTCAAACATAGGATCAAACCACTCATCATATCCTCTATTAGCATTACTTCTTGGATCTGAGAAAACGATATCCCCACCAGAACTCCGATCCTCTGCTAATACATAAAAGACTGCCGACAAATGAGCTCCGGAATGATTATGAATTGTCATAGAATAATCTTTGCCGTGGCCGGTTATCCATCCTTTCATCTCATACTGGCGATAGTCTGTAATCTTTTTACCTATAGTTTTATTCAAATACTCATCAAACTTTTGATAAACCATCTCTTCAAAGTCAATAATAACATCCGAGCCGTCATCCATAATGTTATAGCCGCCAAGATCGCTAGGCGGTGATTGCAAATCATACTCAGTAAGAATATGCTCAGCAAGACCGGGCACATTAAACTTACCTTTTGCTACTTGAGTAGGCCATAAGTTTTCAATAATCATATCACACCTGCGCCGGATCGTAGCCACTTTCATGGCCTTCTGTTTTCACACCATTATAAGTCATGATTCTTTCCACGTCCGGGTGAATTGACAGGTTACAAACTACAGTTACTCTTTCATTACCAAAGTATTGAGTGACATTGTGCCAGATATAAGTTGGGACAATAACCATTCTTCGAGCTCTCGTATCCACCTCATAGATCTGAGGATTTCTCATGCCGGGATTTGTATGAAATGACGGATCCCAAAGTTGTAGTACTCCACCTTCCTTATCATTATCAACATCATCTAAGTAGAATAAACCATATGCTAATGAACCAGGATGTGTATGCAAAGCAATATAATCGCCTTCTTTCATGACAGGCATTTGCCCATGTTGGTTTGCTATCATTTCATCGATTTGTTGTTTTGTAAGAGTATTACCTTCATACGATTCGGCGAGCTCAAGAAAACCTTTTTTAAACTCTTCTCTCACCTTATCTAAGACTGGAAACAGCTTAATGTTTTCTTCTGTAAATAAAGGAAAAGGATCTGAGTTTACATGATATCCTGGCTCTCCAATGCCGTGCTCATAATGATGAGTCCATGTAGCATGAGCACATATTCTTAGTTCATCCATTTCTTCGTCTGTAAAAGGAAGATTATCTTTAATTAAAATGTGAGTTGGATGAATTTTTACAATACTTGGATTATCCATATTTTCACCTTTCCATAATATTAAATTCTATATTTGCCACATCTCTATTTATAGTCTTTTTTAAGTTTATCACTCTATGCCTAAATTCGTCCGTTTGATTTAAAACCACGATATCATATTTCTTTGGATATATTGTAACACGATTGGGTGAATTTTCTCTTTTGATTTCAATCCCGCCACCAGTTGATTCATCCATGTCTGTTAAATACATTAAGAAAGCTATATTAGATCCTTCTATATGATCTGTGTGCCATGTATCTGTTTGTTGATCTATACCTCTCCAAGCATCTACATTACCAAAAATAGAATCTTTGTCTTTTAAAATTAAACGATTTATTTTCTTTTGAGTTTTTCTTAAAAGCCACAAACCTATTGGCCAATAATGAATTGGATATTTCGCTCCATGATTCTTTATCATTGGACATCTATAGAACCACTTTAAATAAGTAAAGAGTCGTGGATCATTAAAATGATCGTATCCTTCTATTTGTAGCTTTTCATAATTCATTCATCTACAGATTCTAAAATCTCTTCTTTGTAATATTCATATATATCTGGCACCATACCAGTCATATCAACTTCACCGATAGCATCAAGAATAGCATCATACGTATAACGATCTTCATCGTATGGAACAAAGTAAGGATCGTGCGGTAATAGTTCTGAGTCGTTTAATGTATCATAGAAATCTTCTTCAAAATCATCACCAATCCATGTCGCATAACAAATCGCTACTACATAAGATTTAGATGGGTAGATCCATTCATCTACATATTCTTCGAAGTGGCGAACTGCTTCTGTAATAATATCCTCGCCTTCTACTAAATTAATTTCTACGTCTCTCAGATCATCTTTATATTCTGCATCTCCGTTGACCATACTGAAATATTGCTGCCTGATTTTCCATTCTTTCATTATGCCTCGTATTCCTTTAGTAATTGTGCCTTATCACAAAAATCTAGATATGCACTGGTGACTTTATAGTGATTATAGAAAAATAACTTCTTAATTCTTTCCCATATGTTTCTTTCTACCATTGGGTAACCAAACGTAAATACGATTGATTCGTAATGAGTATATTCACGATTCATTTGAATATTCCAAAACTTGGTAAGATCCTCGTCGGTGTATGGTTTATCTCTCCTGTCTGCAATAGGAGAGTTAGCGAACGAGAAATCATCGTAAACTATATGTAGGTGTATTGCGTCAGACCACCAAGGTACTGGTTTCTTTGGCCTTTCGACTGTATTTATTGCGTTGTCATACCAGTAAATATCACAACGAAGTTTATTCACTTCTTCTATAAATTCTTGCTTCTGCTCTTTTGTATTAAATACGACTCCTATATACCTGTGTCTGGAATCGTCGTGGCCTTGACAACTTGTGTATGTCAAGTAGCCTTTCTTATGTAACTCAAGTACTGCCCTCTTCACACCGGGCTCTAAATTTTTATCGATTATATCTGAGTACTGACTTACAAATGTGCTTACATATTGCCCAAGATGATCTCGGAACATGTAAGTTCTTCCGTTGACGAGATGTAGATTACCTTTTTCAAACATAGCATAACGATGACCATCTTCTACACTTCGTAAATGAGGATCGTCTTTTCTGCTATATTCTTGTTGATACTGTACTCTATACTCGTACTGCGTCTTCATTATACCATTCTAGTAGGTTGAAATAACCGTTGCAACCGTTTTGTTTTGGTGGGAATGCTACAAATTTGTAGTGCTCGGTTAAACACTTTCCAAAATATTTGCATTGCTTACATATATCTGATACACCACTGTTCTTTTCTTTTATGGTCCATTGCTCATATTCTAGAAAGGATTCCAGTTCCGTAAAGCTTTCGTTACCAAGTAGGTCGAAATCCAATACACCAAACTTGCCGCTAGGAGTAATATACACATGATCATCGCTAAAGGCGTTATAATTGCCATCTAAACATTCCTCTATCTTATCTTGATTTATGAATTGAAAGTTCTTCTCAATAGGACTATCAATCCATTTCATAATAAACTCTTCGTATTCAAGATCAGTAACATACTGCTTACGATGAGTTGTAGAGCTGAATGGTTTAATCTCTACAGCAATCAGATTGCCTAGAGTGTTAAACATATTAATCATATAGTCTACATCTTCATTTATAACATATTCTGATGCTAATGTCAATACCGAAAATGGTCTATTTAACTTAAGCATATTACCGAACACGATCATCTCTTTCTCGCGAGCACCAAAATCATATGATACAGATAGATCAATATCTTCTCTAAGAAATGATTTACGTATTGCAGAAAGATTGGTAATAATCGAGATCGTACATTCGTATTTATCTTTGATTCTATCGATCAAATCATCTAAATATGTATCAGGTAGAATACCAATCTCACCACCATAAAGATCGATGTGTGTCACAGTAGGCTTAATCTCACTTAATCGTGCCATAATTGTGTCAATAGATGTAGTTGTTCTGTCACGTAGTTGTTCTTTACTTAGATAGCAGAAATCACAATTAAAGTTACAAAAATAGGTAGGGTTAATCGATACTGAGAACATCAATTTCCTCATTCACATATGGGGTTACACTATTTGGATCTAACCCGTTAATTTCTAGAATACGAGGGGCAAGAGATTTCATATGTTTACAATGAGATTCTGCTTGCCCTTCTCGCTTCATATCACGCACTGTCTTTTTACAGCCATTGCATATTTCAAACATGGGACAACTATAACAGGCTTGCTTTAATGTTTGAATATTAAAGTCATCTTGTAGTGGAGTGGAAAATCCTCCGTTTAACTCATGTTCAAAGGAGATAGGATAATCCCTATCATCACCAAAGGAACCACAAGAATAGTAATCGCCTCCAGGATTGAAGGCCCGTATGTGTTCGTCGCATCGACGATTTTGTGGACAACTTGTTGCATTACCTTTTAACCTCCGCATCATTTGCTTGGTATTATATTCCCACTTCCACAGACCTCGATCGTAAATTTCGATGTAAGTCTCATAAATCTTACTTAGTCTGTAAGTGGACCCTTGTATACCAGAGGCCATAGCATAATTGAGTTTGCATTCGACATCCATTTCCTTAGCAAGCTCAACATTACGAATAGCATCTGGTGCATCTTCATCAGTCATAACTGCAATAAAATCTGGACGATATCCAACAAGATCTAGCATCTTATTCGATGCCAACCAGAAATCTTTCTCTGTGAAGATTGTGTAATCGCCTTTTAAACGACCTTTACCATATTGGAAACTGGTACATATTCCTAGACGTGGGTGGCGAAACAAATCTATCCACTTCTCTGGCTTTACAACAAAAGGCCATAAATTGGTTGTGAAACTAATATTCGCAGGATAGTCATGCTCATCTAAATGATCTATAATCTTCCAATAATAACTAGGTTCCACCATCAAAGGGTCGCCACCATTTACGATAATGGTGCGAGTGTGAGGATACCTCTTTAAAAATTTGAAAATATAATCATGATCCAAAAGCTTTGCTTTATTCGGATCAATATCTGTAGACGAACAGAAAGTACACTTAAAGTTGCAAGCTTCTGTCGGCTTTATTATTAGTTCCATTCAATAATTCCATCATCAAAGTTTTAGGTGCAGGACAAACGTCACCTTGCCATTCAAGTTGGTGGCAGTCGGAGTGGCAATAGGCAAATACCGGACACGAATAGCAACGTGGATCTCTTATGACTTGTTCGTCGATAATTACCTTTTGCCGCCCCTTGCTATTTATAACGTCTTCTACTGATTGTTTAATATTGCCATAATGATCGGTAGGAGCAGCGTTAGGGCAGCCAGCAATAGTACCATCCGCATTAATCGTAAATAATTTTTGTTCACAATCTCTGCAAAACGTTCCTTGGTGTAAGAGTCCTTTTTCAAATTTGTTATAGACCGTTTCCATGAAGACATCTTCAAACTCCTCTCTTATATCATAACATTCCTCATATGCTCTCATAAAGAAATCTTGAAGTGCTGCATTCGTAGGATAAAGCTTTTCGCCATATAACAAAGCATTACCATTACCGGTAATACGTTCCCAAGATATTTCCGTGATGCCAAGACCTCTCAAATAATCAATCATTTCTCGAGGAGACCTATTGACAACGTCCTTAGATAATGATACAAATGCTTTAAGAATGAATCCTTGATCTACTAAGAATCTTACGTTGTCTTCCCAAAGCTTTTCTTGCTTTTCATTTGCAAAGCGTATTGTTGGATCCCATGATGTTCCAATACGTTTACCTGTCATTACACGAGAAAAGAAATCTAATCTATCATCTGTTAACTTATATGTAAGATTAGTTGTAATACCGAATGAACCTCTTACGCCCCATACGCTTTGTACTCTATTATAGAATTCAAATAGATCTTCGGTTTTAGCAAGCATAGGCTCGCCACCGTGATATTCAAAGTGGCATATTTTTGTGCCATCATATAACTGATTAACCCAGTTAGCGGTAGCCACTGGGTCAAAGTATATTTTAGCTCCGTTGATTCCGCTTGTAAAGCAGTGGAAGCAATTTAAGTTACACGTCTCCGTGGTCTTGACGTATACACTCAGATTGCTCTGTATCGGACAAACCATAACTAAACATTAATCCTTCTCGTACATTCAATGCTCTGTGAGGAGTATCTGCGGGTATTTGCCAAAAGTCTCCCTCCTCAAGATTATGAATAACGTCGTTCACTTCAATTGTTTTATGACCAGCACTTACATGTAATAATACATCAACTGGGTCGGTATGTACACCAAAACTTGGCGATTCTTTCCAGTATCTAAAAGCATGAATGGTGCCTTCTTTAAAGCCACAAACGTGTTCGATACCTTCAACCTTTATTGTATCATTAGATTCTGCAAGCTTTACTTGTACCTTTGCTAAGTACTCATTGTAGTCATCTGATACTATTTTAACATCTTTTCCACGATTGTCAATATATAATGTGCGATCATACATATAAGCTTCATGGCTTAGTACGTATTCTTCAAAGTCTTCGTAGGACCATTTTAAATTAGGCAGTTGCATACTCTAGTTCCTTTGTTTGAGTAGGCTGAGAAAATGCCCTTACAAAGAGTTCGTTAAGAAGAATGATTTCATTATCGTCTTGTGTGAGTTCCATGATGCATTCTAATCTAGATTTGTTGCCAATAATTCTTTTCAATCCACGAGGTGGAGTGTCTGGATTCAAAATGTCTACAATATTTTCGTGCACTTCGTCAAAACCAGGAATACAATCACGAATTACAGCGTAACACATTCTGCAAAACTCTGCTGGAGTAAGAACATCTTTAAATGTGTCATAATGCTTTTGCAAAAGAATATTACCACAAACATTCATAAACCACATCTCATGAAATTCTTCGCGAGTAAATGAATAGCAAGATGCAATTGTTTTAAAGTAAGACTTTAGGCCACGATATAGACCATATCTATTATCAGCCCCGCCTTCTTCAATAACATCGGTATAGCATTCCACAACTTCAATATCATACTTTTTTATATATTCAGGATCTGTAAGTTCAGAATCTGGTAGGAACATATAGTCATGTCTCCATGAACCGTACGATTTAAAGTTATAGTAAATCTCATACTCATTATAGAAGTCATCTATAGTAGATCCAGGCATTCCTAGAATTAATTCTACGGGTGGCTTTGGATAACCTTCAACGTTGCAACGCTGATTAATATGGCGCGCGAGTGCTAACTTATCTTCTAAATTTAGATCAACTCTATTTACTACATCCATAGCTTCTTTACTAATACTTTGGATACTTACTGTTGGAACTACTGAGATATAAAGAGCTTCGCCTTCTGCTGCTTGCTTTCTTCTAATATCATCTTCCCAGTCTTCTCCATCTTGCTCACCAAAATTATCAACCATTCCACGGCTCGTATTCTGTTCATTGAATACGTGAATTGTGGTACCCATAGCCTGATTTTCTGCCGAGCCCATAAAGAACAATGCATGAGAACCTTGCTCAGGTACAAACACTTCTGAGTGCTTCTCTTCGCCTGTTCCTAACGTGTCAAACCATGCATCAACAAGTTTCTTTCTTCTTGCAAGGTCTCTTGATTTAAAAGTTGAGATGTCGGTAAGATTAAATCCATTCTTAAAGGTCCAATCAAAGATCTCGATGTCTCTTTCTAAGAATGCGCCGAAGTTTGCATCGGTAAGATAAGCATCTCGGAAGCCTGCGTCTTTCAAAGCCTCAACATCTCGCTTATAAATGTCTAGATCTTTCTTATAGATCTTAGTACCAATACCTCCGCCCCATTCACAGAATGCACACTTAAATGGACAGCCACGAGTAGATTCTAATGCCATGAATGGCTCAAGTACCTGAGTACGAGCCCACTCGCGCATTTCTTTAAGATAATCCATATGTTCTTCATAAACAGAATAATCTTGGTCTGCGATATTTAGAACACCTTTTTTATTTGAGCGCCATTCCCAAGTTACATCTTCATGTTTTGGCCATTGATTTAAATTATTAAAATATCCATCAAGCAGAGAGTTCATGAATATTTCGCCGGGCTTGGTTACCTGACAAATATAATCATATAGTTCATATCTTAGATTCATTAGTTTTGGCTCGTTACGACCAATATGAGGTCCGCCGATTACTGTAATAGCTTCTGGGTTTTGCTCTCTTACGAGCTTAGCAACCTCATCGCACATCTGATAGTTCCAAATATATGAACTAAAGCAGTATACGTCAAGAGGTTCTCCCTGCTCCATATCTTCTTTAATTTCTTGGAAAGATCGATACACGTCAAATTTGTATGTTGCAGGAACAAACTCTACTTTATCGGGATACATTCCCTCATGTTTATAATGACTTTCTAACATCATCCACGTCAAATTAGACGGCGTTTGCCAATCTGCATGAGGTGGTGACATGTAACCTAAACGTAATTTTTTACTCATTTATCTCTCTTCGAATCCACATATCTAAATAGTTCTTTGTTTATACACTCGTCCATGTCCTGCTTCATGTTTCCAGCTTTAATTCCTGAGAAACACATCATAGGACATCTTTGATAAAATTCGCATGCATGACAATTATATTTATCAAGGAAACTCGTTAAAGTATTATCAAGAAAATTATCTGGTCCGTTATGTTGGCGATAAGAAGGCGAGTTAAACTTCTTCAAATAATGAGAGCCAACACATCCTTCTGGAATAATCTTATTGTCCCAATCAATAGCAGCACCATTACCACGAGAACATATCGTATGCATCTGATGGTCTTTTGGCTGCATAAAAGGTATAATATATTCTACTTTCGGATATTTGTCAACCAATAATTTATAAAATGCTAAAACTTCTGATTCTAAAGGTATCTCAACGTCGTTATGTTCTGTTCCTTTAATGTATTGATCCCAAGAATAATCAAATCTGCTATATAAGTAATCATAATATTCGTCACCTGCTAGTAAAGCTTGAATATTTTGTTTTGTAATCACTGAGTTAATATTACGAATATAAGGTGCAAAGATCTCAATATTCTCTTTAAATATCTGTAAGTTCTTTTGATTAAATCTACCTTTTAAATCAAACGATACAACGAATGTCGTATCCTCACCCTGCTCATCCATGAACCGTTTAATTTCATCTCTGGTCTCAACCATACTAAAATTAGAGATCCAAATGAATTCTAGTACTTGATCTGTGAGATTTGTTTTTTCTCTCACTCCATTTGCAAGATCTCTATAGGCTTCTAGGAGATTAGAATCTTTTAGGATAGCGTCATTAAATGGTTCACCACCAATCATTCGAACAACAAATTCTGTAGCAAAACTATTTTGATTAATATATTCAGCAATAATATCTGCTTTAGATACTATAGACTCATAGTTCATACCTTTTTTACTATTATGATCTTGTGGGCAAAATGAACACGCAAAGTTGCAGTACTCAAAGAGTATTACAACAATCTCGCACGACTTATTTCTTTTTTCGAAAATTAGATTTGCAGCGGTGTCAGAGCCCCACTTATCACCAGTCTCGGTGACATCAATCATATTAATCATTACAAACCTTTATTACGTATGGCTGAATTTATTTAACTGAGTTGTATTTTCTGCAATTTTTAATTGATAAAGATACTCAATCCAAAATGTATTTATTTTTTCCTGCATATATTCATAGTGCCAAACTTTAGTAGTTCCCTGATAAGTAATATCATCTGCAATAATATCTTCCCAAGCTGTATCTCTTATTTCTGTGTTAGATAAGTTTGTTCCATCTATTCTATTAAGCATTCCTTCAGCACCTTTAATAACATCCTGAAGCTCGACGTCGTTAGCATCGTCTGCGTTTGTATTATCTACAACCCATTGAAGCCATCCCAAGCCTACATCCCAATGCGCAACACGGTATTCCCAGTTTTCTACAAGGGCGTCGTAGGATCTGTCAAAAAGAAAATCCATATCAGAATTCGCAGCTCTAAGTGAAGTCATCCAGTTTGGATCGGTCCAGTTCAATGTTACGCCAGTCATAGAGCGAACTTTTTCTGTCATAATATTATCTCTAATATATTCTCTTAGATCACTAACAATTCCAAAGCCAATTTTTGAATGTATTCTTTGACCTTTTATTGCAATGGGAGTTATTGTAATGTCACCACACAAATATGCTGCGAGCTGAATCTCAATACACAAACTGTCTCTTAAAGCGTCTCGAACAGACGTATAATAAGAAGCCTCAACAGTATCTGCCGTATTAAATGCATTATATGCGGTTGCGAATTCTGATTGAGTATACACTGCTTCTGCCATTGCGTCAGCAACTCTAATAGCAGAAAAAGATCTGCTTGACATATTATCAACTTCTACAAGTTTTTCTCTTTGTCTTGTTATATTATAGAGTATAAAAGCAGCGTCAACATCTATATTTGGCATTGCTACTTTAAGCCAAGCAAAGAACAATTTATGATATGATTCAGCGTCTGCATATATTCTTCCAGACCAATCATTATCATATAAAGATTTAATAAAGTGAGCATATGATTCGTGCTGGCCCTCATCGCTTCCAATAATATCATCTATTGAAGCTGTCCAATGAAGTATTTCAGTTCCATAGCCAGGACTTGCAAGAGTACTCATATTAGTATATTGATGCTGATTTCTTTCAACAGAAAATACAGCTCTATCCTGAGAGTTATCATAAGCCCAGTCTGGAGAAACATATACTTTATCAAATAGGTTAAACGACATTCTTTTTTAATTCCTCTGGTATACATTCGTCCCATTTGCCAGCCGCAATTACTTTTGTTTGTACACAAAGAGTGTTTGCTTCTGTATCAAAGTACGAAAACATGTTTCTTCCTTTAAATCTATATTCATTAAATTGATTCGTGAAAATCTTTCCTTTTCTATCTCCAATAGATCCTATATAATATCCAATCCAAGGCAGAGCATACGTATTAACAAAGTTAATTCCTACATAGTCTGGATCATCTACCTCTTCAAATGTTTTTTCAACAAAATCGTTAAACTCAGGAATATTTAAACATTGAAAATTAAAGATTGGAGATGAGTCTAACATCTCACACCATCTTTTTACAATATCTAAATTCTCTTCAATAAAATCTTCTGCATTATTTAGTCTTTCAAAGTACATGTAAGGTGCTAGTGGATCATCACAAAATTCATCAATTTCTTCTTGATCAACAGTAGGAATATTAGTTCCAAACTCATACATTGGTTTCAGCACTTTCATATATTGACAACAAACCGCCAATGCTTCTCTTGCTAACTGCTCAATATCAACCAAAGCTGTTGTTGTGCTCATGTAAGCAGCAACTAATTCTTTTAAAGCATCTCTATCATTATAAGTTTCTTCATCAAAATCTGCATCTAGATTCAAGTTACTTAGATAGATCATCAAAGCATTTGCGTCTAGTTTACCAGCTCTATAGTTAATCTTAAAAGCAGTATTCTCTTTATCCTGAAAGTACTCTTTTAAAACCTCCATAGGTAAAGGACAGCTTGTTTCAATAATCTTTTTTGGTTTTAAAGCCTGTTTTTTCTTAAGATCTTCTACACTTTCTTGTACATCGTCATTATAAGAGTTGTCTCGGATAACCGCTTGAATCTCTTTACTTACTTGCTCTTTAGAAGATTTTTTAGGTTTAATATCATCAGCGTTTTCTTCTACGAATTTAAGCACTTCTTCCTTTGTAATGCCTACATTTTTTAAAGCATTCCAAGAAGTAATAGAAAGATCTTGGTTTCTTTCCCATTCAGATTTTAGAGTTTCAAGTTTTAATCCGGCTTTTTCAATTTTTTCTACAAGATTCATTATATAAATTCCTTATCTTCTTCCTCTAGAACTGTGACAACTTGTATGACAGCTATTGTGACAATACGTAATATCAAAGTCTGCTCTATTATCTTTTAATGTATCCCATGCATTAAATAAATTAGTGCAAAGGTTATTAAAATCAGCAGCGTGCGCAACTTCATCTTCTGTAACACCACCACTGTTAACTAATGTCATAGTTTGTCTTTGCCCAGTATCACGGACAGTAATACCGTCAGCAGATCCTCTCTCTGTCACTGTGCCACCATCATTCTGGCGAAGCCATCTCACCTTACACTGGCGTATGTTAGTGAGGTTTCCAGTTGCCGCAGTAAGATGTAAATAAACCTTCACCGCTTCAATAGTCGTACCATCATCACCAATTCCAGTGACTGTTACATCAGAGCTTGGATTATCTGCAGCATAATTAGCGTCTGGAGCTACCTGCCCATCATCTACGCCTGTAGTCGGTGTGTGTTTTGCTGTAGAATGATACACGATTGTATTGTGGGCTGGAGTTTCCACCGCATCAATAAATGCCTGTCTCGCTGCTGAATTTTCTATTAAATCGCCTGCTGTTACCGCCATTAGACTTTCACCTCCACTATTCCATTTTCACTATTGCTCAATGCGATACCAATGATTTCATGACTATTTATACCGGGCGTGCCGTATGGAACTCCCTTACACTTACCAACAGCTTCTGGATCTGGAATCAACCACATACCTTTTTTAACATCACCAGATACGAATGCTGGAATACGACCTTTTAGAGCAATAAATGGATTCATTTTAGCTTTTTTAGATTTGTCATTTTCAATGCCCATATCGTTCATTCTAACGCCAGGTTCTGTAGATATAACACCAACCATTGGTAAACCTTCGCGCCATACTGTAATTTCAGCATCACCATCTAGATCAATACCCATTAGAGTGCCTGGCTCATAGATATCATCTGCAGAATATCTTTCCGCAAGGTCAGCCCAGCGAGCGCTTGTTGCAGTACCATTATAAACACCATCATTATCAACGTGAGCTTTATCACTTCCATCTCTACGGAACTGACAAATACGGTTTGAGTTACCACCGCCAACAATATAGAAACGATCTGAGTGATATTCAATCTTACCTCTATCGTTACCTGGATCTCCTGTCCATTGAACGTCAGGTTCGTTGAAACGCATGCCTGGAGAATATCCATCTCTGTGAGTCATGCGGAACATCCATTCTCCGCCTGAGTTTAAGAAACCTTGCCACAACGAATCACTAGAACTATCACCTTCACCATGAATCCAGAAACGACTTCTACCGTCAAATGTAGCCAAACCACGAAGGTTCATTGCGCTGTCATTATTGTTACCAGTCATTCTCCATTCTTGGGAATTCGTAGCATAGAAGTCTGTACCATTAGCGTCATTGCGCAAGCCGCGGCCGTCACTATCGTTCCGATACCAACCGTCGTTATCAATATTACCTCTAATATCAAGGCTGTTCATGCGTGATGTGCCGGCTGGGTTCGTATAATAGAAAGTGTTGTTTCTATCATAGAAAATCGGTGCACGCATCGAAGTGTAGGATTGGCTGTTCCCGCTGTTATCTACATAGAAACGTGTAGATTGGGCGTCTTCGTCCCAAACCACAAACACGTTTTCATCTGCAGCACCACCAACCATAACGCCGTCATCGGTAATTTTAATAAAACCAACATCAGAACTATATCCAGTTTGAAGAATAAGACCATATCCATCTAGGCCGTAGTTGTAAACTGTTGAGTTTGTGTTTGGAGTTCCTCGTGTAGTTCTGTCACCGTAGAAAATATAACCTTCGTAAGTGTAACTCCCGCCAGTATCAACAAACGATATTTTTCCATTTAATGATAATTCATTTAGCTTTGTAGTACTTGCTGGATCTGCATAGTAGCCTGAATCATTTCTATCATAGTAAATGTCGCCGTAGACAGAGCCACGAAGATATGAAGTACCATTGATATCGAGAGTATAAGCAGGACCAGATGTCGTAGATCCACCAAAGCCAGAGCTTATTCTTCTTGCTACTGTAAGATCACCGTTTGTTGTAAGTGACATAGCACCTTGAGCTGTAGTATGACCCGTGTCACCCCACCAGAAACCACGATCATCCTCATCATTGAACTGGAATGTCATAGCCCAGTCATTCAGAGCACCAAACGTAACATCTGATTGCATACCAATGGCATAAGATGAGCTACTATAAACACGAATTTTATCACGAGTAGAGTTTGCAGGACCAACAAGCCTGTCGAAATCCATTGTGGAAATATTTGAATTTCCGTTCGGATTTATATAGTAATTAGTGTCGTTACTATCATAGAAGATAGGTGCACGGTAGTCACTAGAAGCTTGTCCAGTACCTCTAATATAAGAACCGATTTGTTCCCAACCATTAACAGAACCAGCTTCACAAGTACGCATCCATGCTGAGCCAACTGATCCCGTGTAGTTAGATCTTGGATATGCTACTTCTAACCAGTAATCAGAGCTACCATAGTTCAATCCGTATTCTTGTCCAAGAGATGTTCTTACACGATACCACTGACTTGAACCTGTGTTAGGCGCGTTTGTATTACCTTGTACATAACTCCAACCCCAGTGATTAACTGCAGCATTAAAGTCAGTATATGTGTTGTGATTGTACCATTGACCAAACTGACCAACTGCAGAAACACCTTGTGTAGCAGATCCTCCAGACCCAGTAACACTATTAAAGCGAAGAACATTTAATCTTGTAGTACCAGCAAAGTCGCCGTAATAGTTCGTATCATTTTTATCATAGTAGATAGGAATATATGCAGCCCCTGTTGCATAAACTCTACCATTAGAACCATCTAGACCAACTCTTGCATCACCATCTGCTGCAACGTATAGACCCCATCCACCAAGAACACTATTGATACCATCGTAATTGGCATTCGGGTGTGAATAACCAATACCGTACATATTTTCCAAGTTACCATCGGTTGGGTTGTAGTTCGAACCGATTGTGTAAATTGGGTTTGTTTTGGTTGAGTTGGCGCCGATATTATTATATGAACCAACTAGGTGGCCTCGAGAGTGGCCTGGTCTATAGCGATAATCAACGTTAGTACCGTTCATTCTAGACGTAGAGTTACCATCAAAGAAGTAACTGGTATTACTCTGATCGTAGAATACAGTACCTCGTACATCGCCTTGAGCAGTAATATTACCGAAGTAAGATCTCATGTTGTATGGACTACCGCCAGCAACTGAACCTAGCGTTCCACGGAAACCTTGACCTGAAAGAATTGTATTTGTAGAATCTGCTGGACTACCTGGCTCAACTTTTGTGCTGCCGTCATTAGTAGTAATACCATCCTGGCGAATCCATCTCCACCATAACTGCGAATCCCAAGTACAGCCATTCATTCTCAACCATAGATATCTATTGTTGTCAATTCTAACTTCTGGAGTAATACTATCGTTTGGATAATTTGTCTGATGGCCGACTGACATTGTCGAGTTGTTCCAAGAAGAAACAACCACAGTACCTTTTACAAAGCCTGAATAGTTTACATCATCCTTTGCGTAATATTCAAGAATACCTTTCGCCCCGCCGGTGTTTGTACGGCCAACGCGGATCCAATAATAACGAGTTCCATTGGTTGAGTCATAAACATATGTACTTGTGTTATACCACCTACCGGTCCAAGGTTGGTTTTGCGAATAACCACCAACTGTTAAACCGTTAAGGTTAGATGTGCCTGCCGGATCAACATAATATGAGGTATTATCATTATCATACATGCTGTCAGCAAACAAGATGTTCTCAACGCGTACGTTATCGTCGCCTTTACCTACTGAGAAGATCTCAGATCCACCGCCGGCGTCTCTTCTTGAGTCATTGTAGAATCGTGTACCACCGTATGATTTGTTAGCTCCGATTTGAATACCAGTATGCCAGTTCAAGCGAAGCTTAGAGTAATCACCACCGTAATTCTCCTTATCAACATAGATCATGTAGTAAGGTTGGCTATCGGATCTCTGACCCCATGAAATGCCTGTTACACCCCCGTCAGCTTGAGACGGATCTGATGTAGAATCCCAAAGATTGAGGTGACGACCTGGACCAGTAGAGCTACCGTCTCTAAGTAGGAACCCACCGCCGAGCTCTTCGTATCTGTCAGAACGGAAAGCATCTGCCGCCTGGACTGTGTTTAGATTAGATGTACTTGCCGGATCAAGATAGTAATTTGTATCATTTGTGTCGTAGAATATTGGAGCTCTAACAGATGCGTTATGATAGAACTGAGCAGAATCCATCTCGCCCATAAGAGTTCTACCATAGTGCATAAATCTTAGTTTACCGCCACTTGCTCCTGATGTAGTTTTATTACCAGAAATACCGGCGTATTCACGGTATGTGCCACCATTATCTTTTAATCTAAAGTAAAAACCTGCACCAACAGAAGAACTACTATTATCATGGTTTGCACGAGCCAAACGAAGAACGCCATAATCTACTGAGTTGCTATTTGTTCCAGTATCTTGAATCATATCAAATGTTACCGGCCCTCCAGTAGTTTGAGAGCGGAAATTGGCCGTACTGGTGCCGGTATTGAAATACAAGGAGTTGCTGCTGTACAACCTAATGTTAGACATTCTCGATTCGCTAGCAAAGTTGCCATAATATGAAGTATTATTTGAATCGTAATAGATCGGAGATCTCATATTGGATGATGCATAAGCCTCACCGCCAACATGGAAAGTATATGAGGGGCTTGTGGCATTAATACCAACTCTACCATTGTACATCCATGTCATAAGCTCGGTGCCGCTAGAAGTAAAGTCAGCACCAAACAAACTGCCACTATTAAATCTCAGGAACATGTTACCAGTAAATTTGTCATCCATACCAAACATGAATGATGAGTCGCCAGTACTGCTTCCTCCAGTTAGATCGCTGAATTCAATGCCAACGTCACCGTTGTAATTCATAAATCTCATGCGGCCTTCGTTGTTGGCATCACCCAACATATCCATCCAAACTTCTGTGCCGTTGTTATCAAGCCTAACTCTACCAGCAAGGCGCATTGCCTCACCGGTGCTGTTTGGATTTATATAATAAGATGTGTTATTAATATCATAGAAGATAGGAGCGCGCATATCGCCTCTGGCTTGCAGAGAACCACCATTTGTTGCTCTAAATTGATACTGCTGAGCTCCACCAGTAGTTGCAGTAAACTGTAGATTACCGCCTGAGTTTGTAGTTAGATCATCTGGCGATTCATAAATTCTCCAGTCAGTACCACCTTTCCAACGAATACCTTCGTTAGGACCCGGATCATTAAACGCTATATCGTTCAGGTTATCAATGGTACCATTATTCCAGTTCCATGAACCTTCAACACTACCGCCAGTAGCTGGGTTCATGTATCTTGCAGTATTATCACGATCACGGAAGTTGCTTGCATCAACAGTATTCATCTTAGATGTTGAAGCAGGATTTACATAAAAGTTATTGTCATTGCTGTCATAGAAGATAGGCGCATAAAGGTTACCTGAGAATCTTGCTTCTTGGGCATCGATGTTTGAAAGATAGTTTGTACGTCTTACAATCGGAGGACCAAATTCGCGAACAGCACCAGAACCTGCATAGTTCATCAATACGATAACACGAATATATTTACATCCACCGCCGTCAGAACCGTTAAATGGTGAATGCGACGTTGGAATTGTATGATGGGCTTTATATGTAGTCCAACCCGTGCTTGTTACATTTGCAGCAGAAGCTACAAAATATGTGATACCATCGTTACCTGCAATAGGGTTCTTATCTTTATCGTATCTACGTACACCCATATAAAGATAACGAGTACCACCAGAGTCAGAACCACTTACAAGTCTAGCCGAGATCTCACCGTAGATCTCCATGCCAGGCTCAACTGCGATATAGTCAGAGTCGAATGTTCTGTAACCACTTGTTCTTAGAGCATATGAAGCCTCAAAAGGACCGTCATTATTTTTGACGAAATCAGCAGTTGAAGTTGTAGCAGAGTCTTCTGCTCCTTGCATAACCTGAATAACACGTTTTTCCCAATATTCAGTACCGTCGAATATAACAGTATCGGCTTTACCGGAACCATATGCTTTAATAAGGCTAAGATCTTCATTACCGCCGTTAAGAGCAATGTTAGCAAAACGGCCAGTACCGTATGCTTGGAAATCACCATTTTCTTCAAACCAGAATCTATCACCGATAGAATTAAAGTGAACAATAAAGTTCGAACGATTGTTTCTGTCGTCATGGACCAACCAAGGATAGTTAGCATCAGCTGCACTATTTTTAAACGCAGCCAAATAACGGTTAGCGTGATGGATCTTAAATGGATACGTGCTGTCAGTAGAAATTCTAGCTTGGTCACCAACCGAGATAGACTTCATTCTAGAGTCTGATGCAAAGTCTCCCCAGTATGCAGTGTCTGCGCTATCATAGTAGATAGGAGCACGCATTTGGTTATTAGCAAGTAGATAACCATTTCCGGTTTCAGCTTGCTTTGTACCGTTGTACATAATTTCTGTTTGAGCATTATCATACCAACGAGTCATCCACTCATTGCGAGTATCGTTGTAGATACCAGCATTCACGTTTCCATCTGACATGAATACCCAATCATCTTGGATAGCATAACCTGCCCATCCACCTTTAGCGCCACCAACTCTAATAGAGCCGTAGTCACCAGAAGGTGAATCTATAATGTATGTAGAGCCATCAATTTGATACTGATTAGCTCTTTGTACGTTGTGAAGAGATGTGCCGGCTTGATCAGTATAATATGCAGTATTGTTTCTATCGTAGTATCTTGTAGCATATGCTTCGTTTTGTACATATAATCTACCACGGTTATCAGTACCTCTGAGGTTACCAACATACCAAGCACCCGTAGAACTAACACCACCATTATATTGAAGAGCTCCAGTAGAAGCAGTTGTATAGAAACCAATACCGGAATCTTCGTTTGTTTTACCAGTACCAGTACGGAAGTCTTCTGCTGTAATCATTGCTACAGTATCAGCATCTGTACCACTAATACCTGACGCACTTACCCCTGAAGCACCAGTTACTTTAAACTGAAGTTGACCATACATGTCGCCCGGTGAAGTAGCGTTACTTGGAGCAGAATTAATTTCCAACTTAGTTGGAGTATTTGCGCCGGCAGCATTAGCTGTTCCGCCTGTAACTTGGAATGTTTGATGAGAGTATGTTCTACCTGAAGCAATTTGAATTCTGTTACCGGCGCTTCCAGCTCTACGAAGATTTAAGTCTTCATTATAACTATGAACTTCACCAGTGTCAACAGTAATTCCTTTATTAAAATAGAATTTATCACGGTCTGTTTGAATATGAGCCCACGACGTGTTCATCGGACCGAAGTCAATGTAACCGGAAGGAGTACTCAGCCTCCAACCATTTGCTACACCCTGAGGTTCAAACGTGTAAGAAGTGTTTGCTCTGTCAACAAGCTTATGAGTACGAAGTTCATTGATAACATCAACATAAGTTGTATAGATGTTCATCTCTTCGTTGCCACCTGCAGAGAAACCAATTGTATCTGCTGCTTTGCGATACATACCTGTGTTTGTATCAGATACAAATGAGTATGTTGGTGAACCTAGTTGACCGTTTCCGCCAAGAACTTCACCTGCAATTTTAAGAGCAACATCTGTATTAGCAGGATCTAGATAGTAAGTCGTGTCGTCCTTATCTACGAATCTTGTTGCTTCGATGTCATTATTAGCTTGGAACTTAACGCTGTTACTTACTTTAAGGTAAGAAGCATTGTCCATATACAAACCGCTTCCAGAACCGAACGCAAGTTCATCTTGTGTCAATATAGTTGAATTAGAAGTTCCAACCACAAAGCCATCGGCCGCACCATTAACTATAACCGAGCCATCTACGTGTAATTTGTTACCATTGACTGCACCAGTTACGAGTGTAGCATTATCATGAGAAGCATTTGTAGCGCTATCGTTATTGACAATTACGTCACCGCTGTTTAGAATTGCAAACTTACCACTTGCTCCACTATCATAGAAATACCAATCTTTATCTTGATCACTGATAAAGTAAGCATGTTGTTGAGAACTACCACGAATACTGAAATCTACTTGTGCAGCTTCTCCAAAGTTAATTAATCTGTTAGCATCTGCAAATGGATTGCTACCCATTTGGCCTGTTGTTCTTACAGATAGTCTTGCTGCTGGAGCATTATCACCAATACCAACGTTACCTCTGGTTGCGCTAGCAAGAGATATATTTAAGTTGCTTGTTGCCTTCGTGGAAAGAGAACCTAAAGACAACATATCGTCGTCAGCTAACATGTAGCCAGTAGCGAACGATCCGCCTTGATCTAGAATAATACCAATGCGCTGATCGGTAGATGTAAGTCTAATATAATCACTAGTTCCGGTGTTTACTTCAAACTGATATATGTGAGAATTAGTGCCGATACCAACGTGACCGTCATCGTTAATGTTAACAGCCTCAATGCCATTAGAGTAAATGCTGAAATTATCAGGTGCACTCCATCCCAAATAACTATTAGTATCTCCATTGTGGAAAAGATAATCATCTAATCCTAATGAATGAAATACTGAGTCGTCAGCAGGATTTGCATAATAAGTAGTGTTGTCTCTGTCATAGAAGTAAGATGCTCTAATACCACCGGATGGTGTAACATCTACATAAGTATTTCTTACATCTAATCTTAGTGCTCCGTTTGTTGAAATGCCAACTCTGTCTGCGCCTGGAGTGTACAAGCCGGTATTTGTATCAGATCCAAATGAATACGTTGGAAGAGCTGCAGTTCCGCTAGCACCTCTTGCTTGCCCAGCAAAAGATAATGAAACTCCAGTATCACCGAAGTTTGCATAATAAGAATTATTATCAGAGTCATAATAAGCAGGAGCATAAACATTTTGAGTAAAGTCCGCAGAATCGCTATCAATATTTACTCGCTCGCCGCCACCTGTATAGATTTTAAATACGTTATCCGCTGAGAAACCAAAGTATGATGTTGTATTACCACGATGACGAATAAAATCATCTAAGTCGATACGTTGCATCTCAGATATACCGGCAGGATTTGTAAAGTATGCAGTATCATTTGCATCTACAAATCTTGGAGCAACTAGATCTGTGCCAACAGTAACTGCAGAAGCAGTCGTCGTGAATACAGTGTTACCACCTGCCGTTAGAGTAATTTGGTTATCGGTAAATTCTAGATAGGTGTCTGTATCACCATTGTGAAGCAATCTATCATCGATGCCTACTCTGTTCATTACAGACGTTGCAGCGAAATCACCATAATAAGCTTGGTTGTCGTTATCGTAATATGTCGGTGAATACATCGCATTGACTGCTGTCACACCGTTATTGTTAACAACAAGTCTTTGGGAGTTACCAGTTCTAACTTCTAAAGAGTCAGCAGCATTAAAATTAATGAAGGTGTCTGCGTCGCCGTCTGCAATGATTTGACCGTACAACTCGATATCATTTATATGAGATGTGGCCGCGGGTTCTACGTAATAAGAAGCATTGTCTGCATCTACAAATTGCTCAGCGACAACATTTCTTCCTACAATCCAGTCATCATTAGTATCTGATCTTGCAGCATAGTTAAGTGAAGAGTTTAAGAAACCAATTTCACCAAGACTTGAATACAGAGATCTGTTAACGTTTTGGCCGTCCATAATAAGCTGAGCGCCGGCCGCAGTATTATTACCAAGAGTTAGAGTTCCTTGGAAGATATAGTTGCCTGTTCCAGTATCATTTGCATCTGAACGCAAGAATTGAGCAGCTTCTAATCCGTCGACAGTGTCTGCATCAAAACCATTACCGGAGCCTTCATCAGCAGTTGTAATAATTCTACCAAGTGGGGTACCGTTTGTTTCAATCTGCCAATAATCAGATGTTTCATTCCACACAAGAGCTGGGTTTGTAAGAGTACCGCGTTCTACTTCAATACCAGCATTTTCTGTTGGAGTACTTCCTGTATAGTTTGCATTTAGAGTGATAATGTTATCAGAAAGTAGAATCTCTTCTGTATTGATATATGTAGTTACACCTTGTACTGTGAGGTTGCCCGTAATAGTAAGGCTACCGTCCATAGTATCATCTTCATCTGCACGAAGGAATTGTAGTGAATCAAGTCCATCGAGTAAGTCGGCGTCCAAACCAGAACCTGCGCCATCGTTACCAGCATTCCAGAATACGTTACCTAGATACTGCGGCTCGCGTTTAAAGTCAATACCAGTTGAGCTAAATTCAAGATCGGTTGCACCATTATAAACAATTTCAACACCGTCGGTATCGTCATAGAATCTAATACCATTGTTTTGACCTGAGTTAGTAAGCTCATAATCACCTGAACCAAAATTTACAAGTTGAAGACTATCTGAATCACCTCTAAATTCTGCGATAATTGAATTTGCCGCATGACCTCCAGTATTGAAGATCTGCATTGTTGCTAAACTTGCATTTGATTGAGTAAACGATGCCGATCCAGTAAATAGTGAACTACCGGTTACTTGTAACTCGTCTGTGCTGTTAAATGAAGTTGAGCCTACTACAATCGCACCAGTTGGTGACAATAGGCCATTTTTGACTATAAACTTTTTATCGTTTGCCATTCGGTTCACTCTCCCCAGTTTGGCGTATATTCTGCTTTGATATATTTATAAGATGTTACGTGATCGTAGTACCTACAACTTTAAATACTGTACTTGAGCTTGAAGCAGGTGTTGCTAATAGTTGTACAAAAGGCCCACTGATCGATACGTCAAAGGTTGCTAGAGAACTACCTGTATACACTGTACCATATTCTGTTGCAATTGCCGTAGATCCATCATGAGTAATTAACAATTTAGAAATATGTCTAGCACTACCTTGAGTTGCAGTAATTGTTAACTCAGCTCCGCTATATGTTGTAGGGAATACTTGCACTGTTGTCTGTGCTGTAGATGTTGTTGTAGTACTTGATGAAACAAGAGTAGAGTGACTTAGATTTAAATTACCCTGTACAGTCAAATTGCCGGTCATTGTATCGCCGGTAACGTTTACATATCTAGCATCGGCAGTTGCTTGATCTAAGTAAGTTCTTACACCTTTTGTTACAGAAATTACGTGACCGAAATCGTCAAAGTCTAAAGCTTCAACAAATTCTTGAGATGCGCCTGTATTTGCAAAAGCAACATTAGCTTGTGAAGAAGTATCAGTATGACTTATTGTTACGTTAGCACTTAGTGCACCACCACCCGTTAAACCGGTACCAGCAAGAACATGCGTTGTTTGCGGTACGAAGTTTGAGTCAACTTCAGTTTCAGTATAGTAGCGGTTGTCAAGCTGACCTGCATCCAACTCAGTTTCTGTGTAGTAACGATCATCTAAATTCAGAGTACCAAGACTTGTTACATGACCAAAACCATCAACCCCAACGCTTTGTATTACACTACCTTGTACGTTGGTCACAGATGCTTGAGTGCTCGTGTCTTCGTGCTGAATATGAATTGAAGCATTGTTAGCTTGGTTAAGAGTAAACGTTGTTGAAGCTGCTACCAAACCATTGTTTGCAACAATATCAATCTGGCCGTCTCCAACCAGACTAGATGCGGTGTTTGCAGATTGATCAAAGATTTCTTGAGCAGAATATCCATCAAGAGTATCTGCGTCCAAACCAGAGCCGGTACCCATGAAACCTTCATGGAATATTTTCTTTTCAACGGTGCCAGTACCAGTGACATCATAACTATATCTTAAGCCATCTCTTTGAGGATCTGTTGCCGCTTGAGTTGGTGTTGTAAATTCTAAGAAACTAGTTGTTGAATTGTCATAAACACGAACACCATTACCATTTATGAAAGATAGCGAGCCTTTTACTGTTCCACCTTGGCGAAGATATATCGTAGGACTTCCAGTTCCAGATGTAGTATTTACATTGAATTCACTTTCAAAAGTGTCCATCAATGTTTGGTATGTTGTACCATCACCTGTTGCAATTGTCAAGGTGCTATTCGATGAATTCCAAACTACGTCATCTACACCTGCAACTGCAGTATTAGACATTGCGGTAATACGTCCGTCAGCTGCTACAGTTACAACAGGAATTTGAGATGCGCTGCCATATGTTCCGGCAGTAACACCTGTATTCGCTATATCTGCCGTAATACTTAGATTACCATCTGTTGCAGTGGCTGTACCTGTTACATCTCCAGTTAGTGTAACTTCTGTTTCTGTAGAAACATGGAAAACTGATCCATCACCAGTTTCTAAAGTTATTGTATTATTAGCAGCAGAATACGTAAAGTTATCCACACCAGCAACAGGAGTAGTATTTGCTGCAGTGATTCGACCTTCGCTATTAATTGTAAGAACTGGGATTGCAGTAGCAGATCCATAAGTGTTTGCTGTAACGCCAGTACTTGATAAAGTACCACTAATTACTCCACCTACAGTAAGATTACCGGCAAAGATACCATTGTTAGCAGAAAGATCACCTGAACTAGTGTTATGGTCGCTCTCACCCAAAACCGACAAGTTACCGCGAACGACAACATTACTATCGAAAGAAGCAGAGTTTGCTATAATTCTTTCTGCATTAACGTCACCAGCAAAGTGACCGTTATTTGCACTAACGTCACCTTCAACGTCAAGGGCATCAAAGCCAAGCGTTGAGATGTTAATTGAATTTGCAGTAAGATCTTCAACTGTTAGATCTTTAAATTCATTTAAGTAGATATTATATATTGTACCATCACCAGTTGTTAATGTCAACTGATTATTTGCAGAATCCCAAGTAAAATCATCAACACCTGCAACAGGAGTAGTATTAGCAGAAGTAATTCTACCATCAGCATCTACTGTAATAATTGGAATGGCTGTAGAAGATCCATAGGTGTTTGCTGTAACACCCGTGGCTGTATTAGTGAAGTTAGCCCAATCTAAGTAATATGATCCCTCTTGACCATCTAGAAGATCTGCATCTAATCCTGAGTTAGCGCCATCAACTCCCGACAGAAGTGAGAGGATAGCGGCCGCATCAAGGTCTGCCGAAACATCTACAATAGATTCGGTATTGGCAACTGGATCGAATTTCTTGAAGTAAAGTTTACCATCAGCTGTGTTAATTGCTACCTCACCCAGCTCCAACTGGGCAGTAGTAGGCACACGTCCAGCGACGGCACTACGCTTTAATTTAATTGTTGACATATGTATGTCCCTTTGTTATAATACCTATATAGGTTACAAAATAATAATAGTTGTTTCTTAGAATGTTCCTCCATCAATCTCATTAATAGCAATAGCAACTTGGCCGGCCGTGACGGTTGTATCTACACCATCTGTACCGATAAATGTTAAGCTTGTGCCGAGAGTGATTTCAGTATTCGCACCGTTTTCATCAACAATCGTAAATGGTTTTGCTTCTAGTGTATCATTATTTATTTCAAGCGTAGAATTATCTACATTAACAGAGAACGTCGTACCTGTCAAGGTTAAACCGTCTCCACCAGAATATGTTCCCTCACCTGAGAACTGATACCAACTTACATCATCTGTTCCAAGACTAAATGTTTCAGCATCGTTAACAGTTGCAACATATCCAGTACCTCCATTTGTGGTACCGTCAGTTACAAATTGGAAAGATCCAGGAATTTCTGATGATTCGTTAAAGTATTCTCCTCTAGTAAGTACCCAAGGAGTTCCACCACTACCAACCTCAGTGACTTCATATGAGCCATTTTCTTCTGCGTTAGTTTGATCTTTAACAAGTACTCTATCTCCAACATTCCATGAAATGACGCCATCTACAGAGAAAGCGACATTAGTGTTGGCCGTAAGAGTTCCTGCACCGTTATTATATACTGCACCTAGATCTACTGTTGTTGCAGCAAGAGCTGAAGGAATAACTCGTAGACCTTGTACTGTATTATCTACATAAGATTTATTGGCAGCATCACTACCAGCTGTAGGTGCAGCAACATTTGTAATTCTAGAGCTGTTGACATTTAATTCAAGAGCTGTTCCAGTACTGATTGAAACACCGTTAGCTTGAAGTTGCAGATCTTGCCCGTTGTCTACATATATTCTTCTATCTGCACCTGATCCACCGATCTTAACATCAGAAGCTTGTACTACTGTTTCAACTTGAATATGTTTAAGGAATGAGTTTGTACCACCTGGATGCAAGAAATATGTTTGAGCATCAGCATCTACAAATCTTTCAGCTTTAACATCACCATTTTGTACAATCCAATCACCAGACTGTTTATCAGCATAAGCTGCAAAGTTGAATGTCTGATCAAGGAAACCTATCTGCCCGCCTGTAGCATAGATATATGCAGAAGAAGACGCGCCATCTTTCATCTCAATTTGAGAATATGCTTGTCCTTCTCCAACTTTCAAACCTTTAATAATAGAGGTTCCGTTTGGATCCATGTAATAGGCGTTGTCGTCTGAATCGTAATATCTTGGAGCAAAAACGTTACCAGTAAATACCGCACCTGAGGTGGTAGAATATCTTGTATCTAGATATGCATAGTCCAGAATAAGATCCGGCGTAGATCCTGCAGACTGAGTATGAGTAACATTGATACCACTGTTATTAGCAGAAGATGTAACGTCGTTAACGTAGTTTGCAGTAATCGTAACTGGGATTGTAACATCACCGGCTTGTACTACTGTATTTGAACCACTTACATCTCCACCTAGATTAATATCAAAGTTTGTAACTTCTGCATAAATTTGGTCGTTAGCATCAATGTTAAAGAAGTTGATACCTTTATTAAGACCCCCGGCCTGAGCGTCCGTAAACATGAGACCAACGAGGTCATGCACAGTTTCTGTAAAGTCAGGAATCGCGTTTGCTTGAAGCTCAACCGGAATCTCTGTAGCAAAATCGATACGGCCGTCTGCAGTAATTCTAATACGAGGAGTAAATCCATCATTACCGTAGATACCTGTAGATCCTACCATTGGCTCAGTAAGGCCAATCTCGAAAGAGTTGTTTGCTTGATCTGGAACACCTTTTACTTCCAACTGATCTTCAGTGAAAGTAATCGTTGGGCTTTGAATCAGGTTAATATAGTTGTAAGTATTTGCACCGTTATCACCTGAAATAATATTCAAGTTGGATGTAAATGTATCGACATAAGCTTTATTTGCAGCATCGGTGGCAGCAGTAGGAGTTGCAACATCAGTGATTCTATTATTGTTTACACTGATATTTCCAGTGGCATCAAGATTTAGATCACCAGCAGATGTAATAGTAGAATTAGCAACTATGTTTGTTCCAATGGTAAGTTTCTTAACACCGGCTGTAAAGAATTCTAATTCATCATTGTCTGCATTTGGAGATGATTCGGCAGTAATCTTTGTATCTTGGTCGATGTCAATTACTGAACCAGCAAGACCCGCCCATGCTACTCCGTCGTAACCCTCGAAGCGAGAATCATCTGTGTTATAGCGTAACATACCAGTTACTGCTGACGGTCTTTCTGCTACATTACCAACTGGAATCTTAACGGCACCTGTTGTGTCAATAGTAATAACTTCATCACTACTGTCAAGTGTATCTACAAATAGTTTGTTCCAATTTTTAGTGGTAGAACCCAAGTTGTAAGTTCTATCTGCATCTGGAATTAAGTTACTTTCAAAATCAGCAACCACTTGAATGGCATCTGTGTTTGCATCACCAATAGTAATGTTACCGCCGATATTAACGTTTCCAGTTACATCAACATTTCCATAAAAATAAGCAGTATTTGAAGAATCTATTTTTGCAGCAAGTGTTCCGCCAGTAATAAATCTTAATTCGTCATTATCAGAGCCAGGTGAAGTTTCAGCTGTAATTTTTGTATCTTGGTCAACATCAATAACGCCTCCCAAACCGGACCAAGCTGTTCCGTCATATCCTTCAAACTGGCCGTCTTGATTATTAAAACGAATCATACCTTGAACGGCTGTTGGACGTTCTGCAGTATTTCCTCTTGGAATCGTAATGGCGCCTGTTGTATCAATTACAACATTAACATTGGCAAGCATTTGAGTGGAATCTAAAAGAAGTGTTTGTGTTCCACCAGTGAAAAATTTAAGTTGGTCGTTGTCAGAACCCGCACTATTTTCCGCTTGAATTTTTGTATCTTGGTCAACATCAATAACACCACCGAGTCCTGACCAAGCAATACCATCATAACCTTCAAACTGTCCATCAAGAGAATTAAAGCGAATCATACCTTGAGCAGGTGTTGGTCTGTCGCTGCTATTTCCTGACGGTAAAGTTACTGCACCGGTTCCACCAATTTGTAGAATACCAGTGTTAGGTGTAATAGAATTAATTACTTGGCTGGCATCTACGTGGAATTCTGTGCCTTCTAATGAAAGACCGTTACCAGCAGTAAATGTACCAACACCTTGGAATTGAGTCCAAGTAATATCGTGAACATCGAGTTGGAATGTTTCAGCATCTGATACTGTTGCTACCCAACCAGTTTGTCCGTAAGTATTACCATCTGTTACAAACTCATATGAGCCAGGAACATCTGTTGCAGTCAGGTTAAAGAATGCTCTTCTAAGTACCCAATCAATGAGAGTAGAACCGACAACGTCGATGTTATATGAACCGTTTTCTTCTGGATTATTCTGATCTTTAACGAGGATGTTATCTCCTCTAGACCAGTTTGTAACACCGTCAATATCTAGAACTGCCGTTGCAGGAATCGTAATTGTCGCACCGATAGTTGTATTACCGGAAGCAAAAGTACCGCCAAGATCTGCTGTTGTTGCGGCAAGAGCTGACGGTCTTACAACAAGACCTTGAGCAGTATTGTCAACATATCTTTTGTTTGCGGCGTCTCGTGGATCTACTGGATCCTCAACAACACGAACAGTTAATTCAAGAGCAACTAATTCGTCAGATAGATATTCTCGTGTTACAACGTCTGTATTTGCTTGTGGCGGTGCAACATTGATAAGTCTATTATTACTAAATGAAACGTCATTGTTTGGACCTGCTATAGATCCAACATTAGTAAATGACAAACCATCTAGTGTTGATGTATTATCACCTAGATTAAGTGTTGTATTTGCAAAGCTAATTGATTGAGAAGAAATAACGCCGTTAGCAACCGAGAAGTTTGATGTACTTAACTCAGCATTAGTAACAGCTGTAAGATGCCCAAACTGATCTACTGTAACATTGTTAAGTAGACCGAGAGCTGTGTTATTCGTGTTTGCTTGCGATGATGTGTCAGCGTGAGAAACTTCTACGTTTGCTGTTTCTATCTGATTTGGAGTTACAACAATACCGTCTCCGGCTGTTATATTAGCAATATAATTGCCGGTTGTATCTGCACCAAGCGCAACTGAATCTGGTGTTATAAGAGGCTTTTTTTCTCCGGCTGCTACAAGTCTTACTGAGTTTGTTTGGGAGTTAACCTTTAATTTGATAGCCAAGGGTTATACCTCCGTTATAGTAGGAACTACTGTCGCAAGTCCTTCTAGGAGCTTAGACGTTTCTCCGGTGGCCTTTTTCATTAACACATCATATTGGTATTTTCCGGGATTTAAAGTAGCCGTAGTATCTGCTGAAAGTACTAGGGTTACGTCGTTATTAGCAGTTTCAATATCAAAATCTACTGCTTTTTTGGACGAGTACAACTTACGCATATCTGCATGAAACGTGATCGTGCTGAGAACCATCTCGTCATTGTCTTCGTCGAATAGCTCTAAGGATAGACGGAAATCTGTACCTTGATCTATATAGATATTTGCTTTGGATCCCATTTTAAATCTCTTTTGCTTTTTTCTTTATTTATAATAAAATGATGGTTTGAAAAAGGGGGTATTAGCAACCCCCCTTCAAAGTCGAGATTTAATCTGCAATTACCCCTTGAATTTGTCTAAATCTTTTTTAAGTTCTTTAACTGCTTCGATGAGAAGACCAACCAAGTTTCCGTAAGATACAGACTTAATTTTATCTTCGCTATCATCTTCAATAACAGCTTCTGGAATGATTTGTTCAACTTCTTGGGCAATGAGACCGATTCTTCTAACATCAGGATCATGTTTCTTATGGAAGTAAACACCTCTCATAGCTTCTACTTTATCTAGAGCGTTAGAAATTGTTTCGATGTTTTCTTTCAATCTAATATCAGAGTTTGTTGTAACGTCACCAGTTGCAGTAAAGTTACCGCCTCCAGATCCCAGACCAAATGTAAACCATGCTGTTCCATTCGCTTGGTTTTCAATTGAGAATTGTTGGACTGAAGTCGTTGCATCAAACAAGAAGTTACCTGTCGCAGACTCGTAACCGAGTTTCATTACAGCGCTAGTACCGAATGTAGCATAAACATCATTCGGGAAGTTCATGTCCGATGTAATACCTGTTACAGCTCCTGATGTTGTTGTGCCATTAACTGTAAGGTTGCCACCAAGCTCTAGGTTTTCAATATAAAGTGTATCTACATCTGATTGATAGTAGAAGTTAGATTCACCGCCTGGGTTTGGACCAGTAGTACCAAGTAGAGGTCTTTGCTCAGCGCCACCTTCAAACATTGCGATAAAGAGTGCAGTATCTTGAAGAGCAGTTGTGTGAACGTTTTGTAGGTTACCTACACCACCTTCGTTACCAAAACCTTGAGTACCCTGAATACCTTGGAAGCCAAGCTCACCTTGGATACCTTGTGTGCCCTGAATACCTTGTGCACCAGCACCAGTGAAGCCTTGGAAACCAAAATTACCTTGAAGACCTTGTGTACCCTGAAGTCCTTGAATACCTTGTATACCACCACCGCCGTCTGGGCCTTGGAAACCATACCAACCTTGAGTACCTTGAGCACCTTGGCTACCGCCTTCACCAGGACCACCAGTGAAACCTTGAACACCATCAGCACCTTGGAAACCATAGTAACCTTGAACACCACCGACACCTTCATCGCCGGCAGTACCCTGCATACCCTGTGGACCTTGCGTACCTTGGTTACCAATTGCACCAGCTCCAATAAAGCCTTGGATACCTTGAATACCTTGATTGCCTTCGCCTCCAGGACCTTGGAAACCTTGATATCCATCGAAACCTTGGAAACCTTGAGTTCCTACACCAGGACCACCTTGCATACCTTGAGCGCCTTGGAAGCCAGGATCACCAGTTTGGCCTTGGAAACCTTGAGCACCTTGGTTACCGTCACCCGGCGTACCTTGGAAACCTTGCGGGCCAGATTCACCGTCAGTACCTTGAAGACCCTGTGGACCTTGAGTACCTTGGAAACCAGTACCTGAATCACCTTGGATACCTTGAACACCTTGTGAGGCTTGAGCACCCTGAACACCTTGTGTACCTTGATTACCTTGAATACCTGTACCGCCGATACCGTCTTGTCCAGCAAAACCTTGCGTACCTTGTGTACCTTGCCCAGTTATACCCTGTGTACCTTGGATACCTTGGAAACCTTGAATACCGTCTCCACCTAGAACACCATCAGCGCCCTGAACACCTTGTACACCTTGAGTACCTTGTGGACCTTGTGGACCAAGAGCACCTAGAGTACCTGAAGGACCTTGGAAACCTTGTACACCTTGATCACCTTGAATACCTTGCGTACCGGCACCTGTGAAACCCTGAACACCTTGAGTTCCTTGAGGACCTTGGATACCAGCAGGACCAGGTGAGCCTGGATCACCGACGTCACCAGTTCTAGCAAATGTAATGGTAATATCTTCGTCATTAGCAAATGAACCACCTACAGAACCAGATACGTAAGAAACATCGATGGCAAAATAACCTGAAGCTTCCGTTACTCCACTGATAGTATATAGTTGGAAGTTAGCAGGTGTTTGCTTTTCAGTGATCTTAACGTGACCTTTAATGGCACTTGTGGAATCATCGATAGTTCTTAGATATGGCTGAATGTCTGTGAAGTTATCATCACGATCATCCATCAAAAGAAGTGTAGCAGAAGATCCATTTGAGTTATTAATCTTAGCATAACCAACACCAGGATCTGATGTTGCTGTGTTTGTTGACCAAGTATAATCGAATGTTACGCCACCGAAGCTACCTGTTGAACCCTGCGCACCATCAGCACCTTGGAAACCAAATGTACCTTGAGCACCTTGTGGACCAACTTGGCCTGGGAAGCCTTGCACACCTTGGAAACCATAATCACCTTGAATACCTTGAGCAGCTTGGAAACCTTGCATACCCTGTGTACCTTGGAAACCGTACCAGCCTTGTACACCTTGAGTTCCTTGAATACCCTGAATACCCTGCGGCCCGACCTCGGAAGTAGTAATGTTTCCACCCATTGCGCCGTGTACTGTACACTGATAGTACAATGTATCTGGAGCATTAAATGGAACTCTGAATACTAGCTTACCATTATCTGTGCCGTTGTTTGTTACGCCTGTATTGTATGCAGCACCACCATTAGATACTCTAATCTGGAATGGATGACCTACTGCATTAATATCAAATACGTATGTAAATCCTCTTAGAAGATGCAGATCAGGATCAAGTACACCATCGATTGTGTAATCGTTAGGAGCATTTGGCGCAGTAACAGTAAACTCACGGGCTCCTTCAAAGCCTTGCATACCTTGGAAGCCTTGAGTACCCTGCACACCTTGATATGCTTGTGGACCTTGTACACCCTGTACGCCTTGAGTACCTTGTGTGCCCTGTGTTCCTTGAGTGCCCTGTGTTCCTTGAGTACCCTGTGGACCAATAGGACCGCCTGGAATAAAGTTAATGATAGCAAATTCGTCATGTGTATCAACGACTTGTGTTTGCCAGTTTGTAACTGTACTTTCGATATTTGTTACGTCAAAGTAACCCCAGTTTTTAGAAACTGAATCCCAAGTAAAGTTAGAGAATGAGTAAGCAGCAAAATGATGACCGCCAGGACCGTCACCGTCTCCACCTGCGTGTGAAACAATGATATGACCTTTTGGAGTACCTGGAAGTCCAGCCAAATAATCTAGAATCTCGTCAATCTGATTTGAATACTGATCAGAAGGAATATCATCTAGAATAATTCTTGTTGCTTGGGTAGGATCCGAGTTGTTGAATCTAAAGTTATTCGTGCCAGGATCTGATGTAGCGGTACCGCTGTCAAATGCCCACTCAAATGTTAGACCACCATGCTCGCCGTGAGTACCTTGAACTCCTTGAACACCTTGGTAGCCTTGAGCACCTTGAGTACCGAATCCACCTTGAACACCTTGTGTGCCTTGGCGACCTTGTACACCTTGCCAGCCTTGTACACCTTGGTTTCCTCTAAATCCTTGTACGCCTTGAGTACCCTGTATACCTTGAGTAGACTGTGGGCCTTGCGTACCTTGACGGCCTTGTAATCCTTGAGTACCTTGTGTACCCTGCCAACCTTGGAAACCTTGTGTACCTTGAGCTGATTGAGGACCTTGAGTACCTTGTGTACCCTGCCATCCTTGTACGCCTTGAGTACCTTGTGGTCCTTGAATGCCTTGGAAACCACGATCACCCGAAATGTCAAATGCGACAACGAGTGGATAAGAAGTATATGTGCTAGGTGGCGAAGTTAGTTCTGTAAAATCTTGTTTAAGAGCATCACCAGCTATGTATGTAACGTCGAGTTCCCAGTAACCAGTTTGATCTGTTAATTCTTGAACTGAAAAGATTACATAATCTGATGGATTGTCTCTTTTTGTAAATTTCAAATAACCTTTATTAGTTGACGATGCACTATCCATCGCCTGATAAAGACCTTCAACATTAACATTATGATTATCTGTATCATCAATCCAAATTTGTGTAACTGCTGAAAAGTTATCAGTATTTGCTAAAGCAGCATTAAAGATAACCCCGCCAGTACTAGGATCTGCTTCTGTAATATCATTTAAAAGATTATATGTAAGTACTAGACCAGAGTCTTGTCCTTGCCAACCTTGGATACCGTACCAACCTTGAGTACCTTGTACACCTTGATACGCTTGAGGTCCCTGAATACCTTGAAGTCCTTGAACTCCTTGGACACCCTGAATACCTTGTACACCTTGATAAGCTTGTGGACCTTGGGTACCTTGAATACCCTGCATACCTTGGACACCTTGTTGTCCTTTAAAGCCTTGGATACCTTGAACACCCTGTTGTCCACGGAAACCGCGACGACCTTGAATACCTTCTTCACCAATAGTACCTTGAGCACCTTGGGTTCCCTGATTACCCGTAAAACCTTGTACACCACGGAAAGAACCAATGTTTACCCAAGTGCTTGAGCCAACATAGATCCAAAGTTCATCATCAGCTTCGTCAATAACACCGTCGCCGATGTTAGGACTTGGAAAAGCAGTGTTCAATGTGGCCTGGGGGTCGCCACCGGCATCTACATCAGCGACAGATCCAATGATTGTAAATCCTGGACCGTAGTCACCTTGTAAGCCCTGAACACCTTGGACACCTTGGGTGCCTTGAGAAGTTGCCGCAGCTGCATCAAAAAGTACCCAGTTGGTACCATCTGAGTAGCGCATCTGCCCAGCAGTCGTGTAGACAATAGATCCTTCGTGTGCCGCAGGATCGAGCGTCGTATAATCTTGGGGTAAGCCCTGTCCTATAAGAGTTGTGCGACCTCTAAGGCTTCTAAATCTACTCGACATCGTCTTCCTCGCTCTGACCTAATGTGAACGACAATGTAGCGTCACACGCTAAGTTTGCGGACGCTTTAATTTCCAATAAATCACCCGATGCAAAGAATTGTCCATTTAGAGGCAAAGCGAAGGTGTCATATGCCGGAATCGGCATGTTTCTTATTACGTAAAATTCCTGGTTTAATGCGTATCTATGCGTGCGTACATCGACGTTTACAGTGTTTGCTGAGTAATTACATATAATCAAAGGACTGATGACTTCGCCTACACCCGGCTCAACCACGTTTGAACCGCCAAAAACAAGCTCAGGAACTTCGTAGTTGGGCACTTCAATAAGAATGTCCCAGTTCGTCGTTAATGTTAAGTTTTTGGCGACCGGTTTTGCGTCGGGCGCCTGGGATGTTGATATAGTTGTAATTGCCATTATAGTACTGCCCTACTGTTAGAAGCTCTTCTAGCTAGTTTTCTGACCGATGACGTAAACGGTCTACCCTCAATACGTCCTGTTCTACCATTGATTCTCAGTCCTCTTGCGAAGTACTGGTTGTTCAATTCGTCAGAACCAGACCATCTAATTCTACCACCATCTTCTGAAAGAACAGAAGCGGTAGCACCAATTGCAGCACCAACGTTTCTAAAGTTTAACGGCAACGCATTTCTGTTAACACCTGCTGATGCGCCGTTAAACTGGTGGGCAATGGATTCAACAAGCGAACCAAATGCCAAGAAGTTTGGTCTCAACACTGTACTAATCAATACGTCGTCAATCAATTCAGTAATCATAGCTCTATGTGCTGCGTTAGGTGCGATATTGGTATTTATATAATCTCTCATACGCTCCCAAGCTTTATAGAAAGATACTAGCAAATCTACATTGTTTTGATGTCCACTTGCAATCCATCCAGTGCCATTCCAGTAATGAATTTCACCAACATAATCGTTATTATCTGGGTTAGATCCGCCTGTTGCTGATACAACGAATGCATCCCATCTCTTTGGATTAGTTAATGCATCACGTTCTGTTACTGTACCCGCACCTTTAAATCTTAGATCTCTCCAGTTAGCAAACGCGCTTGGTGGGTTAAACACTGGGAATACTGATTTTGAATCAATATCGTATAGTGCTGCTGCAAAAGATCTCATTGCTTTATCAGAACCTTCGATTGGTGGGTTCTGTGAAGGATCTGTGAAGCGAAGATCGTTTTGTATAATATCAATTAAGTTACCAGCATCACGATATGTTTTAGGTAGATCGATAAACTTATATGTTGAAGTAATAAATCTCTGTACTTCTTTCTGAAGCGCAACTTTATTATTCAACAAGATATCTCTTGAGAATCTAAACGCTTTATTCTTCTTGTCTTCCCACATGAAGTCTGGTTGAATTGTTCTACCAAGAGCTCTTGGTGTGTTATAGAATAGTGCGTTGTAGAAAATCATACCCAAGTCTTTTGCTTGCGCTTGCTGAGCTTCAGATCCCATTTCTGGGCGAAGCTTCTGACCTGGATACTTACCTACTGTAACATCACTTACAATCTTACCAAGTTGACGATAAGATTGAGCTGTTGCAACTCTTGTATCTTCCGGAATACGAAGTTCGTTATTCCAGTAATAGAAGTCTGCGTTCCAGCGAGATGCTAGGTTACCACCGTAGTTCAAATCCCAGCTCATAGCATCAATGATGTAACCTGAGTCACGGCGACACTTAGCTTTGCTGTAATCTACGATAGTAAAGTTGTCTGAGATAAACTTAGTTACATCATCTGCAAGATCACCGAGTTTTCCATCGATCATCTTACCTGCTGATACCTTGCTATCATCAACCCATGCTGTGTTAGGTTCGATAAGCTCAGGAACTGCATCCAATCCATCTCTTCTAATTGCTTCTTCAACAATACGAACCATGTCTGCAGCCCACTCGCCTTCAACTGCTGTCGCTGCTGATGGACCACCTGCTTCGCCAGCAACATCACCAGTAATAATCTTACTAATGTAGTTTGCCATTTCTTCATAGAAATCAGCAGTTTGTTGACGCTGATCAAATGGAAGAACGCTTGTTGCATTGTCGAAATACATATTAGCAGCAAGTCTTGTAGCATAGTTTGTTTCGTATTGTACGTCGTGTGAGATAGCGTCGAGCATAATGCCCACATCTCTACGACATTTTTCTTTAGGATAACTGATACCTTTATAAGTTGTTGAGATATGGTTAACCATGCTTGTTGTAAGTGCTTCAAGAGCATTGTCAACTTTATCTTTCTCGGTCTTAAAGATTGAAGGTACCCAATCCATATTAGGCTCGATACGTGCAGGTAGGTTATCAGGATTGTTATCATCTGCAATATCAGCAATCATAAGTGCAAGATGTTTTGCTTCCATAGCAATCTCTCTTCTTGCAGCCAATGATGACTTGTCTTGCTTGAATGATTGTCCTCTAATAACTTTTACTGCATTGTCTGTCGCACTTACAAATGTATGTGCTCCAGCATAACCTTTAGCATATCCAGCTTGAACTGTAATTGTTGTTGCTGTTTTAGCATCAATTCTTAGCGGCTTAGCGAAAGAACCATCTGTTTCTCTTGGATGCGAGATTTGTACAGCAGGTGAACCACATTCGAAAGTAATGCTTTCTTTTTCAAACATGATGTAATCACCAACCGCTAGGTTATGAGCACCAAGAGTAACTTCCATCACACCTGTTAAAGGATTGTATGTAGCATTTGTAGGTGTAAAGCGCTTACCGATTCTTAGATCTACATCTTCATTACGGATTACTTTGCGCATTACTTCAGCCATATGTGTAAAGGCTTTCTTAGTAGGCTCTCTCTGCTCAAGCGGCAGTAGGTTTGTCATGTTAACAAAGTAGATCTGCGCTGCATTCCACATCGCAGAGTTACCACCGTACTGAATATCATGAGAGATCGCATCAACCATGTAACCAGTGTCACGGCGACATTTTTCTGAATCGTACTCAAGATAATCAAATTTGGATTGCAGATAAGAATTAACACCGTTTTGTAGTGTTGTCTTACGTGCTGTAATCTTCGCAACGTCTGATGCATCGGCATATCCTGTTGCGCCTACAGCTACAGTATCTGGGAACACGGCTGCAGGTAAACCAAAGAGAGAATCTTCAGTAATCATATTAGATACGATATTAAATAGATCTTCTACATCTTGAGCAACCTGAGTAAGAACATTACCGAATGCAGTACTTACTGTTTCAGTATTACCAGTTGTAGGTGTTACAGGAAGTTTCAACAAAATTCTTTCAGCAACTGTTGCTACATGCTCAAAGATTGCTGCAGTTTCTGTTTTCTGATCTGCAGGTAGAACTGATGTTCCTTGATCAAAGTATAGGCTTGCAACATCTCTCATAGCAACGTTTGAGCCATGACGGATATCCCAGCTTACCGCATCAACCATGTAACCGATATCGCGCTCACACTTATCTCTTTGCTCAGCTGAAAGAGCTGCCCAAAGTACTGGATAAGTTTGCTCAAAGTATGCTCTACCTTCTTTTTGCAAGAATGTTCTGTTAGCAACCAAGCCATCAGTTGAGTTACCTTCGCTAACACCAATTCTAGATGTTCCGAAGTTGTATGTTAGACCTGATACACCATCTTTCATAATGTTGATGATGTTATCAAATGCACCACGAGCTGTTGTAAGAGCTGTACCTGAAAGCTGTGCTTCGATGTCTTTTCTTACATACTTAATTGCTTCAATAGTTTCTGCAAGTTGGTCATTAATTACTGTGTCTGTTGAAGGATTACCAGCTCTGTAAGCACGACCTGCATACTTACTTGAGTAATCACTATTTGTTTCAACGTCTCTTCTTACAGCGTCGATAATGTATCCAACGTCTCTTGCACACTTATCTTCATCGTATGTAAAGTAAGTATCATTAATGTATCCAACAACCTCATCTTGGATGAAGCCTTTGTTCATCTGAAGTGCTTTACGAGCATATGTTCTTGATGGCTCGATAAGAGGTGCGATGTCTGTATTTGCAGATGGAAGATTTTTAAGTCTTGCTTCTGGTTTCTGAGTAATATCAAGAGATCCAGTATATTCTGGAATTACAAGACGATCATCTGTAATGTTTGAGATGATGTTAGCCAATCTCTTAGCTTCTACACCAGTTGCCGCGTCAGCAGGAAGACCCGAAGTATCTTGAGTTAGCGCATTACCTGTTGTAGGTGTAATTGCTGTCTCTGTAACAACATCTTCCATAAGATCAGCTATATGCTCAAATGCCAGTCTTGTAGGCTCTCTTTGATATAGAGGCAGAACATTAATAGCGCCTTCAAAGTAGTATCTTGCTGCATTGATTGTTGCAGAATCTCCACCGTATTCTAAATCTTCGGAAACCGCATCGACGATATAGCCAACATCACGTGGGCACTTATCTTCTTGATAAGCTAGACCATTATATGTTTCTCTAATATAGTCGATAATTTCAGTTTGATATTTAGCAGTTGCGCCAGCAATTTCTTCAAACATTACGTTTGTTGCTGCGTCATATCCTGTACCAGATAAAGTTGGTTCTTTAATAGTTGGTGTTGTTAGACCGGTATTGATTCCATCAGTACCATATCCTTCGCCGCCACTTACATAACCGTCTGTATCTTCGTAACCTTCAATACCGAATGTTGTTTTGTAATCATCTTCTTCAATGATGTCAGAAATTGTTCTGAATAGTTTCTCAACTTCTGTACCAACCGCAGGTGCGACAGATGGTCTGACACAGTCTGTTGCTGCACTTACAAATGTATGTGCTTCAGCATAACCTTGAGCCGTGCCGACATACATTGTAAGAATATCGCCATCAACCTTAGTAATTTCAATTGGTGTATTGAAATATGGGTCTGTTGCTCTTGGATGAGAAATCTGAGTTGCAGGAGAACCACACTCAAATGTAATACCATTTTCTGCAATCACTATGTAATCACCAACTGATTGACCGTGGCTTGGAATTGTCAGAGTCATAATTCCAGTTACAGGATTATATGCAGCAAATGTAGGTGTTAGAGTATTAGCAAATGTTTGAGTTGTAGCATTTTGTTGTGTTGCCACAACTTCTTGTCTTACCAACCCACCAGCAATATCTGCAATGTAAGCATATGCTTCAGCAGTTACTGGTTTTTCTTGTTCTGCTAGTACACTTACAGCATTATCGAAGTAAACTCTTGCGTTATTTACTGTTGCAGCATTTGAGCCGTGTTGTACGTCCCATGATACCGCATCGATAAAGTATCCTAGATCTCTTTCACAATCTGCTACGTTGTAAGAAAGATCTGGATGCGTGTTTGCAATCCATGCTGTTACTTCATCTTGCAAGAATGCTTTGTTAGATTGTAGAAGTCCTCTTGCATCTAAAGTATCTTGTGATACGTAAGATGTACCGAATGTTCTTGAGTTCGCATTACCTGCACCGTTATTCATGATGTCGATAATTTCATCGAATGCAGCGTCAGCAGCTAGGCCAGCAGCACCTGAAGTAATTGTTGTATTGATTTTACCTTTTAGCCAAGTAATCGCACCAACTGTTTCTGTAAGTTGATTGTTAACAACATTTTCTGCGCTTGCGTTACCAGTTCTATATGCCAAACCAGCAAATACTGCGTTAACATTAGAGCCTGTAGCCATGTCACGACGTACAGCATCAAGAATATATCCGGTATCACGAGCACATCTCTTGTCGTCGTATACGAAGTAGTTGTCTTTCAACCATGCATCGACTTCAGCTTGCAAGAATGCTTTATTAGCTTGAAGCTGCTTACGAGCAAGTGCACCATTTCTTGTAACTCTTTCAGGCAGCTTAACTACGGCGTCATAATCTGCTCTTACAAATGTATGAGTACCTGTATATCCACCTGCTGAGCCAGGATTAACTGTGATTGTATTTGCAGCAACTGCTGTAACTTCAAGTGGGAACTCGTAATTTGGCTCGCCAATTCTTGGATGAGCAATCTCGATTGTTTCAGAAGTCGCAGTATTAACGCATGAAAGTACAACACTTGCCGGTTTAAATTCGATATGATCGTTAGTTGTGAAATCATGAGATCCACCAAAGTCGATAATCATATCACCTGTTGTTGGGTTATAATCAACATCTATTGGTGTATGATAGCTTGCAACCTTAGCAGGGTCTGTCCAGTAGATGGCATTTGTATCTACTGAATCAACCTTAGCACTTACGAATGTATGTGCACCAGTATATCCGCCAGCATTACCCACGTTCATTGTAATTGCAGTATCAGTAACTGCTGAAATACGAACTGGTTTTCTAAATGCAGGTTCGCCATCTCTTGGGTGTGAAATTTCACCAATGTCACTTGTGGTTGTATTCGCACAAGAGAATCTGATGCTTTCATCTGCAAGCATTACATATTTACCAACCGGTAAGCTATGCTGACCAATTTCTAAAGTCATATCGCCAGTTAGAGGATCGTATGTACCTGTGCTTGGAGTAAACTTACCAGTATAAACTGATGAAGATGTAATTGCAAACGGTTCTGCTCTTACGAATGTATGAGCACCAGTATATCCACCGGCATCTCCAACATTAACTGTAATAGAGTCTGCAGTTACCGCGGAAATAGTTAGATCAGTATTAAATGCAGGATCTGAAGCTCTTGGATGTGAGATTTCAACTGCTGGTGAACCACATGAGAATGTCATCGCACCTTCGTTGATCTTAATTTTTTCGCCAATTCTTAGATCATGCTCACCAATAGTAACAGTCATAATACCTGTGTTTACATTATATGTAGCAGCAGTTGGAGTATATCCGTTGCCTCTTGCATATTCCATATGCTTAATAGCGTCTGCATCTGCGCTTACAAATGTATGCGCACCTAGATATCCGTCTGAGATTGCACCAGCATCAATAGCAATTGTATTTGCATCTGGTACATCAGTAATCTCAACCATATTGTTGAAAATTGGATCTGTAACTCTTGGGTGTGAGATTTGTACATTAGTATGAGTGTTGTTAGAACACTGATATGTGATTGCAGTTTCATCAATTACGATGTAATCACCTTTACTTAGATTGTGTCCTACCATCTCAAATGTTGTTCTACCAGACGCTGGATCGTAAGTACTTCCTGTTGGAGTGTAGTTACGTTTTACTTCAGCATAAGTTTTAACAGCATTTGCTTTCGCTCTTACAAATGTATGCGCACCGGTATAACCGTTTGCATCGCCAGCATTAACTGTAATAACATCGCCGGCAACATTTGTAATTTGCATTGGTTTTCTAAATAGAGGATCAGTTGCTCTTGGATGAGAGATTTCAACCGCCGGAGTACCACATGAGAATGTGATAGACTCTTTTTCTACAATAATCATATCGCCAATTTCATAACTATGATTTGGCAATGTAAGAGTCATTACACCAGTTACCGGATCGTATGTCGCAGTTTCTGGTGTGAACTTTCTAGCACCGGTATTCATGATACCGATGATTTCGTTAAACGAATCTTTTGATTTTGCGATAGCGATAGAATCTGACATTGTATCAGAAACTTCATCTCTTAAGTGTGAGAACGCTCCAACTGTTTCAGTAAGCTGATCTGTAAGTAGAGTCTTACTTGTTCCACCACGATATGCAATACCAGCTTGGATAGCATTGAAGTTTGTACCTAACTGCATGTCTCTCATTGCTGCAGGAACAATATATTCTTTTGTATCTCTCTGACATTTTTCTGAATCGTAGAAGAACCACTCTTCATCAGCCCAGTTCATCATATAGTTTTGGATCCAAGTACGGTTATGTTGTAGCTTAGCTCTTGCATTACGTTTATCTGCAGAGATTGCAGTGTCGTCACTAAATGTGATTGCTGAACCAAGAACTGCTACTGCGCTATCTTTTACAGATACAAGAGTATGTACACCGTTATATCCTGTAGATCCAACATTTACAGTAATTGTAGTTGCTGTTGTTGATGTAATCGGAAGTGCTGATTTAAACGCAGGGTCCGATTTTCTTGGGTGCTTGAGTTGTACTACATTACCATCTGTCGCACAAGTAAATGTGAATCCTTCTGGTTCTAGAAGAATATATCTTCCAACGTCAAGGCTGTGAGTACCTATAGTGATCTCAAAGTCACCTGTTGAAGGTGTATAAGTTACCGCAGTTGGCGTAAACTTGTCACCGTCATTCTTAAGAATACCAATAATCTCATTAAATTTCTCGTAAGCTTCTGCAGCAAATACCGCAGAATTAGCTTGAGTCAACTCGTCTGTTGAAAAACGTAGTCTTTCATATGCAGCAATTGTTTCTTCTCTTTGTGCACCGATTACGTTCTTAGCAGCTTTAAAGTAATATGCATTACCTGCTGTTACAGAGTTATAGTTTGTGTCAAGCATTGTGTCATACTTAACTGCTGGCAAGATAAACTCGCGAACGTCTCTCTTACACTTAGCAGAATCGTATGCATAAAATTCTTCGTTATTATCTAACCAATCGATAAATTCTTCGATAATGAATTCGCGGTTGTCTTGTACAACTTCACGTGCTGCAGTTGCAGGAGCATTACCTGTATCGGTAAAGAT